CCTGCTACAATTAAACCTACCATGCCCCAATTAATAGTTTCTCGCATCATTAATGCCGCCATCGTAGTGGCAAGCATTGCACCTGCTAATTGTAATATAGAATCTATGATAGCATTAAACACACTTGTGGCGTTTGCTCCTGCTGTTCCTAATGCTGTGCCTATTGCTTCTCCGACTGCAACATATCCATTTGCTAAATCTTCCATTATAGACCTTTGTAAATCTGCTTTTTGCATTTCCAACTGAGTTACTTTTAATACGTTCATTTGTGCCTGTACTTCCACATTATTAAGGTCCTTATGTTTCTTAATTAATTCATCCAAATATTGTAACTGTATTTGGTACCTCCCACTTACTTCATCTAAGGAACTTCCTAAATTTGCTGTCATGAAGGTATTTAAATCTAAGGCATTATTATATTCCTGTTGTGCTGTAAGCACTCCTGGCATCATGGCTTTCATAATAGCCAGTTTAGCTTTCATTATCTCTAGTCCTTTTCCATATAGTTGCCCTGATGCTACTCCCTTATTAATTGCTTCTGTTAATGCCTCTATTGTAGGTGTTGCTGAATCAAATGAGGGTCCCCACGCTTTTGCTAATTTCTCTATTTTATCCATTTCAGCATCGAACTCATCCATATAAGGTAAACAAGAATCTATGGATATACGTAATTCATTAATTCCATTTTTCCAAGAAGTAATCCACACACCACCTTGTTCCTTACCTTTAGTATTTACAGCATTCATGTCCTCAATTCCTTTTGTAAATATAGCAGCTTTCTTTTCAGCAGTCCCATATTCTTCTCCTAAATGTTGTACATTTAAAGCCATTACCCTAAATTCTTCTGCCACCCTTTGAGCAATTTCCATCACTTCGGGGTTAATTACAAATTTTCCTTTATTTGCTAATTCTTCTGCTAATGCTAATTTTTTATATTGCTCCTCTGCTTCCGCAAGCATTATTTTAAGCTCTTTTAATTGTTTTAAGGATGCCGACTGTGCATTTGCTTCATTTGGAGATGCTATACTTTCCAAATCTTTAATAGTTTGTAACAGCATTACCTGGGTGTTTAGTCCATTTTCCTTAGCTTTATTATATTGAGCAACTAATTTAATGTAAAGTGGATAATCTTTAAGGTTTGCTATTTGTTGTGTACGAGCCTTTAAAGCAACATCTTCCTCCGTGGCTTTTAAATTTTGTAGGAAATTAATATACTCCTCTACTTGCCGTATGTTCATTTTAAATAAACCTGCTTTAAGTTGCTGTGCATCCGAAAAAGTCTTTCCTAATGCTTGTGTCTTTTCAAAAGCTTCATTGTATTCCTTTTGTGCCACGGTAGCCTCTTTTGTTCTACTTTTTAAAATAAGCCATGCTCCTGCAATTAATCCTAATATACTTAAAAAAGCGGTCCAGGGACCCATTATTAATGAGAAAGCCTTCATTGCAACTCCTACAGCCTTAATAACTGTAATCATATTGGCAAATAAAGATATAATTGTGCCTAACATAGCAATAACAGGGCCTGCTACTATAATTATTGCAGCCCATTTTAGATAACTTTTTTGTTGTTCAACAGTTAGTGCTTTCCACCATACAATTACATTTTGCATTTTTTTCATTAATCCTTCAAAAATAGGAATAATAGATGTTTTTATGGTATCTCCTAATTCTATCATAAATGCCTGCGCTTGTGCAACTACTTGGTTCCATTTGAATTTAAGTGTGTCTCCAGCAGGGCCAAAAGCACGTTCCAAGTCACCTGTTGCATTAGCCAACTTTTTGAATATTTCTGCGGTATCCTCTGCATTTGCTCCCATTTGTGCCCAAAATCCTGTCATTGCACGAATATTTGGGAAAATCTTTGAGGCTATTGTATTACCCCAGGAATCTGTTAAATCAAGGATACTCTGCATACCTTTTAATAACCCTTGGTCTTTTACTATTTTTCTTAATTGTGCAGCACTTGTCCCCATAAGAGCCATTTGTGATTCAGCTTCCACACTTGGTTTTTGTAAGCTGTTCAACATCTGCCTTAATTGAATTGCAGAGGTTCCTGCATCAGTACCTATGCGGGTCATTGCTGCCATTGCAGCAAGTGTTTGGTCAAATGATACACCCATTATTGATGCAGCAGGAATCACTTTACCTATTGCGTGTGCAAATTCATCGGCCTCACCCTTACCTTCACGTACGGCAGCAACTAATATATCAGTGGCTTGTGCGGCACTCAGGTTAGCTTTACCGTAAGCATTTACAGCACTTGAAACAGCATCGGCTATGACTTTTACCTCACCTAATCCTGTTGCTGAGGCCTTCGCTGACATCGTTACTATTTCCATTGCTTCTGCACCTCTAATACCCGAAGAAGTTACAAAATATAAAGCATCCGCTAATTTAGCAGGTCCTACTCCAAATTCAACGGCTAATTTCTTTAAATCTTCTCCCCATGCTTGTACTTGTTCTCTAGCGATTCCCACAAGTCCTTCAATCATAGCTAAGGAGTATTCAAAATCTGCGGACATTTTTAAAGCACCTCCACCTACTAATGCTAATGGTAAAGATAAGGAAGTAGTCATTCCTTTACCTACTTTAGTCATTGTATTACCAAACTTTAAAACAGAGGCATTTGCGGAGTTCATTGCGGAGGTAGTTGATGCGGCAAATAACTGCATTTGCTTGGTAGCATTAGTTAATGCGGTAGTATTAACTCCTATCGTAATCATTAATGGTCCTAGTCCTGCACTCATTTTAATTCCTCCTTCTTTGGCTTAGTATTTGCTTTAGTAACTTTCTTGTTTTGGGCATTTGCTATTCCTAATAGAATCTGTTTCATTTCTTCCACTGATTGTGTCTTATTCCTTTGTTCTCTTAGTTTTCCATCATAATCAGGCATAAATTCTAAAGGGGTAGTTAATTTTACAGCTTTTTTTCCTTTATTTACTTGTATTGCAATATTGGTATTTGTTGAACAAATTTGAGCCATCCTATAATCTGCTCTAAAACTACCAATAGGGTCTAAACTGTCAAATGCTTCCCACTCTGCTAATTGGAACGCCGTCAAATCCGCTAATAAATAATCAGGGTGTGAGTATCCCAATTCAAGACACAATCTGAATTGGAATAATCTCCCTGGACGGCTTTTTAGTTTTTTACAATCTCTTCCTTAACTTCCGGAACAATTGCGTTCATGCTTTGTGCAACTTTTACTATCTCCTCCAGCATTGTGGCTGAAATAGCAGCACTCAATCTTTCCACATCCAACATAGTAAACAACAAATTACCTTCTTCATCACAAAGAGTACATACGGCTAATTTACTCCTAAAATTATCTAACTTTTGGACTAATTGGAGTACACCATTATTATCTTTTTCCTGCTTCATAATAGAGTTTTCAAAGGCGTTACGCTCCTTGCCTGTCATTTCTCTAACAAAAACCCAATCACCATTTTTAAACGTAACCTGTTTAATCTCCAATTCTGCTTGGGTTAACAACTTTTCTTTTCCTAAGAATGCCATAATTTCTAATTTTTATTTGATTAATACTAATCCTTGATTAGGATGTAATTTTTGTTAAGTAAAATTGTAATGTCCTGCACTACCTCCAGAATCAATATCAACTGCTCCCGATATTTTGATAGTCACATCAGCAGTAATCTTATCATCAGCAGGAATAGACAAAGGTAAATCTGTTACCAGACCCTCAAACTCAATTGTAGTAGCCTCAGTATCTGGCAAAACAATACGGTAATTTTGTAAGCTATCACTTTCAAAATCTGTTTTCATAGTTTCATAGTTCAGCCTAGTAAAGTTCATAGCAAGTGATACGGTTCCAGCATCTCTAAATCCTGCAATGAATTGACGGTACCCTCCCGTTGAACTTAAATTGGTAGTATCAATAGTATCTCGGCTCATACCTGGACCATCTATTGACGTAATTTGCGAAATAGCAACCCAGGCAGAACCAGACCATCTACTAAATGTAGTTCCTACTCCTGCTACTGGCACATGTGTACTCATAATAACCTCCTTTTTATAATATTAAATTATAAAGATAATACTTTTTTTATTCAAAACCATTAAAATAAAACAAATCCTTTATTTTTAATCTGTTATATATTTATATTCAAGTGATACTATTTGCCCCTCTGTCAGTAGGTTTTCTTCACCATAAAAAGCCTTAGCCATCTTTATCTCTGTTTCTGTCATTTCATTTTCAACACACTTATTGACCATATATTTATAATTACATAACTTACAACTTACCAGCCAATTCCCATCGACTAATTCACGGCAAATAAACGCAGCTTCCTTCAATGTGTAATCTTTATCATAATTGGCATATTTTTTAATGGCTTCTGGCAAAACAACATCCATCATTTTACCGGGTAATATTACATAATACATCATTCCAACACCTTCCCTTCTAATAGGTTAATTGTATTTTCTGTTTCTGTTTTTATAATATTGGCACTTGCTACCAGTGCTCTTATTTCCGCTTCGTTATAATCACCTGCCGGCATTCCTGGGACTGAAACAGGTATATTATATTTGTTGGGTACCCCTCTTAAAATACCACTATTAGGTGGGTAATACCCTAATCTTGTGAATCCACTTCTTACCCTAGAAGTATCCATACTTACGGGCATAATAGTGCTATCACTATCATTTTGGTATAATGTAGCCCCTATTACAGTATCATATGCTATGGCATTATCTGATGTTGAGCCCCAAAATGTAGCCAAAACAGCCCCGGTTAAAGTACCATTTCTTGTTTCATCTAATAAATTAGTAATTTCAGCTTCTTGACCATGGTTAAATACATATTCAAAATAGTTAGCCCCATTTAACAGTTTAGCATAAGATAATTTCCCTTCACAACTGGCTACAGTTGTGCCAACTGTAGCCAATGTTGCCGAGTTTCCAACCCATTCATACAGTGCGGTAAATGTATAAATTATTCCATTTACCGTAACCGTAACCGTACCTCCAGCCAACCCGTTCCACTCTACTTCAATATCGTGTTGTACTAAGCTCTGCAAATCGCAAATAATTAAAGTTTGTTGTAAAGTTCCATTTGATATAGTGACATTCAAAGCCCAAAGATTTGTTATGTTAACTAAAATCCCTTTTGAACCTGCCAAACCTGTTTTTGAAACCAATAAATATTTGGTTAGTGCCACATTTGCTGGCTCATAGCTAATTTTAAAATTGATTGGGGTTTGTCCTAAAATATACATGTTAGTGTTAACATATGCCGTCTGCGAAAAAGTACCGACCCTTATGTTTTTAACCAAAACATCGTTATCTTTTGTAGAGTGGTCACCAAAATAGTAGCGGTTACCTTTTAATACAGGTGTCGAATCGAATATTTTTACCTGAGTAGTTAGAATTCCACCTAATGAAGTAAATACCGCTGAGACTGTAATATCTGTGGTTAATGTTACATAGGTTAAATCAGTCAAAATATCATATCCATTCATCACCCATTTTGTAAAAACATATCCTGCATTTGCAATAGCTTTTAAAGGAATAACAGTTCCTTTAGTATGTGTTGTTACCCCTGATTCAGGTTCAATAATTCCTCCATCACTTGTTGACATTGTCAATGTAAGTAAATCAGTTTCCACTACCCTTTGTATAGTAAAGGTAAGCAAAAATAAGTTATTCTCATTACCATCCCAATTATCTGACAATACTCCACTTTCTGAGGTAATTGCTGTGTATAGGACACCATCCCATACTGATTGTGACTTACTTATCAAAAAACTTTCAATACTCTCTGCCAACACATAACCTGTAACATAATCAACATTCCTTACTTGTATTGAAACAGAATCCCTGTGATAACGTCCTCCATCTAATGCTTTATCTGATGGACGCCCTCCTGCATCGAATACAGCCACACAATTATCAGGTGTAGTAGGAACACGTCCTATAAATAGATTTGTACCAAAAGTAAATCCCAATGAGGATTCAGATAGTAACATATCTTTTATATCTTCCGATGCCATATTCATAATACCTGTATTTTATAGTTATTTTAATAAATTTCCGTATGAATCACCTCCTAATATATCACCTCTTAATAAAGGAAGATTTCGTTGTAATGCTTTTTCAAACCACTGTCCTCCACTCCCTTTTCTACTCCAATTAGTATTTGCATCATCAAATTCATGTACAAACCTCGCATAAGCTACTGTAAATCCCATTGTGATATAATAAGAACCCCCACTCCAAGATAACGGTGCCCTCCAAGAAGCTTTAAGAGTACCCCCTTTTTCCTTTCTTACAGGAGTGAATGGAGGTATTTCTTCCATTTCCCTACGTACTCTCATGGCAAATCTAACTAACCCAGCACCTGAACGTACCTTCAACCCTTGCAATTCTGCATTAAGTTTTGCCTCTATTTGAGTTAATCCTGTTACACGTACACCAGTAAAGTTTGTCATTATACACTCACTTTCTTATAAATAGTAACACCTTTTAAATTAACAAATGTCTCAATCTGCATTACAAGATAGGCACCATCTATCAATTTAGGATTAGCCAGTTGTGCTTCTGTTAAATCAGTTAATTCTCCTAAATACACCCAATTCTCCTTTTGTACATCAGCCAAAGTATATAAATGTGCTTTTGATTCTTGCGTTTCCCTGTTATTATTTACAATTAAATCAAGTTTATCCTCCCAACGTCCTTTTATTTCTGTAGGAGCCGCAAAAGTCATAGTATTATATCCATTGTTTACGGGTGTAGCCCATAAAACAATAGTTTGTGTAAATAGCCTTTGTAATAAACTGTTCATAATACCTTATGTAAAACTTGTTACTGCAAAAATTGAAGCCTGTCGTTTAATAGCTGCTTGTATTACTCCTAAATAGTCTAATATTAATACCATCTGTCCGTATTGGGTCATTAATAATCCACTACCCCACCAACCTGAGTATGTTACTTTTGCATCACCTAATTCCTCTATTTTAGTAGTTCTAATCAATACTAAGGCAATTAAATGTGCTGATAACCATTTTTCTATTTCCACTAAATTAGCTTCGGGCATTCCTTTATCTGTAAATACCGTAGTTATATACAAGTTAGCAGTATTGATAAATGGCAATATCTGTGCCTCTGTGAGAGTAGTATCTCCCATAATTGCTTGCACTTCCGTATATGTCACTCTATTTGCCATATTCTTTATTTTTAAAGGTTAATATATAGGATTTTAATTCCTCAGTAACATCAACATTTACCCAATCTAATACTTCCATCAATTGTGTTAAATCACCTTGCAATATTCTTTCAGGGTATAATACTTTTATATTGGTATTTTTTTCAAACATTTCTAAAATACGTTCCTCATATTGATGCACCCACCATTTCCATCCTTGTGCAACTGTGGAAACATTTACAGCCTCCCGTACTTTTGGATGCTCAAAAGCCTTCATGTAACTTGTATGAAGGCAAGAATTAATAATATCTCCCGTCCTTCTTCGTACTATAATCCATTTTGCATCAGGGTAAACAGCATCCCATACCTTCCAAATCAATAATGCTTTACTGTCTTTCACAAACCAATTAACATTAGCAGGTTTATCTATTGCCTTTTCCACCCAGGTGTCCCATTCTTTTACTAACTTGTACGTAACAGGTAAAGGGTATTGCCCTTTTATATCAGCATTGATACCCATAAAATATGAATGAATTACTAAATTTTGTAATTTCCTGTTCTCAAAAGAATTAATCCTATCAATACCTCCACTATACACTTCTGCCTTATCTAAAATTTGTGCGATAATGCCTCCTCCACTTCGAGGAACTCCTGCTATTATAATAGGACTATTTTTCATATTGTGCTAATACTTTTTGTTTTTCTGCCTTCTTTTCAGATGTAGGAACCGTTCTTACTTTTTGTTTATCATGCCTACGATATATCGCTAAAATATGATTACAATATCCTATTTTAAATCCTGCTTTAAGACACCTTAAATTAAATTCAAACTCCTCTTGTGTGTTCAATGTTTCATCAAAACCACCTAAAGCATCAAATATTTCCCTCTTATACATTAAAGTAGGGCAATGTATTGTGTTCCTTAATTTTAAATCATGTATAGTAGGAGTGGGGATTGAAGAAACGTATATCTTTTTTTCTCCTGTTGCCTGCGTCAATTCAGTGGCATTACCATGAATAAAATCAGCTCCAGTTTCCTCAAAACATTTCAAAGCATCTTCAATACTACCTGGAGTAAGCATATCATCCTCATGTAAAAACTTGATATAATCACCTGTTGCTTGTGGTAATGCTTTGTTAAAGTTAGCAGGCCAGTTACCTTCACCTTGGCTTACTATTAATTGTACCCATTTAGGAACACTTTCAATAGCATCTTTTAACCAACCTCTATCTACTTTGTAAGGAATTATGACAGTAACTTTTGGATGATACTCTTTATTTATATAATCTTTCACCCATTGTTCTTTGGCTTCAAAGATTCTTGGGTGCCCATGAAAGCAAACTATCCCCGCATTTTCGGGTAAGGATTGAATGAAGCCTAATTTAGGCTTAGCATCTACAATAGTATTTGTTATTTGTTGAAAGAATAATTTATTGGAAATAAATCTACGAAGCATGACATCCATTCTAAATCCTTCTTTTCCTTTAAATTTACCCCAAACTTCTTTTATAGTTACAGAACTTGCAGGAAACCACATTAATCCTGTTGCTAATTCACCTTTTTGCCAAAAATCCTCAAGTGTAATCACTTCTCCTCTATGGTCTTTAATTAAATCAAATATATTTTCCAATGATTGAAATATCGCTGTATCAAGGTCAATATAAAGGAAAGGTCTATATTTTTCCATTTCAGGGCTGTATAATTGAACACGTGACCATGTTCCTGGAGCATCTCCTTTTAATGGGATTATATGAAGGTTTCCTAAATTATACTCCTGACTTGCTTTGTCCCAAAGTAAAATAATATTAGGTTTACCTTCTTTCCATAAACCAATAATATGCCGTACAATCAGTTCTACATCCCTGAAAGCAAAGTCACCTCCCGACTTTAATACCAATACTATTGTTTTTATATTACCCATTCTGTTCCCAATATTGTAGCATTTCTATTAGTAATGTTTCAAATGTATATTCAGGCTCCCATTTTAATAATATTCTAGCTTTATTAGAATCTCCACATAAATAAGGTAATTCCTCTGCCCGCATAAATTTTTTATTTTGTACTACATAATCTTTATAATTTAACCCAAAATAATTAAATGCAAAATTACAAATATCTCTTACAGAATGAGTTTTACCTGTTGCTATAACTAAATCAATAGGAGTATGATGATTAATAATCAGCCACATTGCCTTTACATAGTCAATGGCATGTCCCCAATCTCTATAAGAATCTAAATTACCTAATTCTAAAATATTAGTTTTTTTATGATAAATATCTACAACACCTCTTATTATTTTTTGAGTAACAAATGAACTGCCTCTCTTAGGACTTTCATGATTAAATAATATCCCATTACATACAAACATATCATAAGCCCTCCTGTAATGTCTTGACAAATCGTATGCCATTACTTTACTAATACCGTAAGGACTAACTGGATTCATTGGAGTTGATTCTCTTTGATATTTATCATCATCAATAGATAATCCAAACATCTCACTACTCCCAGCATTGTATATTCGTGTATTAGGACAAACTTTTTTACATATTTCTAATAATTTAAAAGTTCCCATTCCATTGACCTCCATTGTATATTCAGGTATATCAAAACTAACCCTTACATGAGATTGAGCAGCCAAATGAAATATATAATCAGGTTGTATTTGTTTTAACGCATTTTCCAACGAACAATAGTCAGTCATATCCGCGTAATACAATTTAATTTTATTTTGTAAATGGTTTATTCTAAATGTTTGATTTTCTGATACTGAATTTCTACGAATAATTCCGTAGATTTCATACCCTAAAGACAAAAGATATTCGGCTAAATACAATCCGTCTTGACCATTAATGCCTGTAATAAAAACTTTTTTACTCATTTCCTAATATATTGATAATTATCCATAAACCATTTATATGTTTTTTGAAGTCCTTCTTTTATTTCTGTCTTTGCTTCCCATCCTAATTTATTAATTTTGCTCACATCTGATACTCTTTCTTTAACTCCCTCTGGAAAAGAAGTATCCCAAAGTATATTTCCTTCATATTTAAAAATATCTTTAATAATATTTACTAAATCTTTAATTGATATAATTTTTCCTGAACCTATATTAATATGGTCAGATGAATCATACGTATTCATAAGGAAAATCAAAGCACCAACTAAATCTTCCACATACAAAAACTCCCTTTTAACATTTCCTGTACCCCAAACAGTAATCATATTTTCTTTATTCATTACAGCCTCATTAAATTTAAAAAATAATCCCGGAATAACATGAGAATTCATAGGGTTAAAATAATCACCTTCTCCATAAAGATTAGGAGGCATTACTGTAATAAAATTACTCCCATACTGTTTATTGTAGGCTTTACACATTTCTATTCCTGCTATCTTAGCCACTGCATATGCACTATTAGTTGACTCTAGTTTTGAAGTCATTAAATATTCTTCTTTTATTGGTTGAGGACATTCTTTAGGATATACACAAACAGACCCACAAAATAATAATTTACGCACATTACAAATCCTTGCTGCCTCAAATACATTGCATTGTATCATAAGATTTTCATAAATAAAAATACCACTCATTGTATTATTTGCATTTATCCCACCTACACGAGCAGCCAAATGAAATACATAATCAGGCTTTACTCTATCAAACAAATCCATTACCATATTTGAATTAATCAAATCACAATCATTTCTACCTATAGAAATGACGTTCCAATAACCAAGTCTAAGGAGTTCCTCATATAAGATAGAACCAACCATCCCTTTACCTCCTGTTATTAATATTTTATCGTTTTTATTCATATTAACCTATTATTTGTAATTTAGGACAAGGAACAATAAATTTGCCTCCATTCTTTAGGTATTCTTTTTCCCTTTCCCTAAATACTGTAATGAAGTGCCAAGGCATTATTAATAAATAATCAGGCTGTACTTTCCTCATTTCTTCCTCTGAATAGATGGTTATATTTGACCCAACCGTACGTAATCCCCACTTGTAAGGGCTACGGTCTGCAATCCCATCAATCATAGAACTATCAATCTGAAAATACTGTAATAATGTGTTCCCTTTAGTAGATGCACCATACCCCCATATCGTTTTTCCTTTAGCTTTTTCAGTATATATAAAATCGTATAGTTCTTTTCCAAGTTTTTGTATCGCTTTAAACCAGGCATTCCATGTTTCTGTTTCTTCAATTTTGCATTGTGCCTCATACGCAAACAATGAGGCTATCCTAATATCACAAACATCCCTATGTGGTTGACTACCAAATAATTCAACATTTCCTTTAGTTTTCATAATAAACAACCTGAATGACCCTCCATTTATGTCATTTATTTGACAGTCAACTATTTTAAACCCATTTCTATTTAATAGTTTCTCAATATTTCCTAATGAGTAATAATAAAAATGTTCATGGCAAATATTATCAAATGCCATTTGTTTTAGCATCAATGGGGTATAAGACATTTGCATAACTAGTAACCCATCATCATCCATAATTTCGTTAATGTCACCTAAGAATGTTTCCCTATCTTCAATATCATAAAACATTGCTATTGCAGTAATAACCTTAGCTTTCCTACTTGGTAAATATTCTTTGTATACTCTTGTTGAAAAGTAATCCTGAATAATAATATTGGAATTTGTAATTGCTTCATCATAAAAAGAATCTTCCGCAGGGTCAATCCCTATTTTAACTAATTTATTGGAAACGTAACTCAATAATGTACCATCATTACAAGCTATGTCTAACCAAACATCATTTGTATGTACCTTATAAATAGATGTGATAGAATCAACAATATCCTTTAATCCTTGCTTCATACTTTCATTGGTACCTGACCGATACCAATATTTACCAAACATTATCTTCCTTTCATTGTAATGAGATAAACGAACAGCACCATCATCATCCATTACCAATGTCAATTCATCAACTCCTTTTGTAGCAGGTACATTAACTTCCAAAAAGTCAGAAATGTACAAATTACCAAGCGTGAATAGCTCATTCATAGTATTGTTTTTAAATAGTCCTCAAACCAAAATTCTGAATAACTTTGCGCTAAATTACAATTTTTTATTTTAAATGGCAAATCTTTTATGGTTTCAAAATAAATGCAGTCACCAAATCCAGCCTCAATGTCATAATATTTTAAAGTATTAATTCTTACTTGATGAATTGGAATTGCTTTTACTAATAAAGCCTCGTAAAATCTAAAATTAAAAGCATTTGCATTCCCAATAGGAGAAAACACAAATCTATATTTTGCTAAGGTGTTCATGTAATCCCTCCAACTTTCAAACTTAGGAGGAATAATATCAATTTCAATCTGTTTTGAAATTTCCTTCAAAGTATGCTTCCTTTCTGAATAGCATTCTCCATTTACCTTTCCTATAAATACTACTTTATTTAATTTTTCAGGAACTTCAATAAAATCCTTGTAAAACCTTGAAAATAAAGAACGGTGTAATTTTGTTCCTAATTTTTCGCAATCATCTACATCAACTGTAAAATGCACTAAGTATTTAAATTGTTTAATATCTGCATACCGCTGTGGATTATGTGCAAAAAATGAATCAAATATACGTTCTGTAATAAATACTACTACTTTAATTTTATTGGCATTACATGTATCTATAAATCCTTCCTGCATAAAAACTGTACGATGTTCAGGATAATGTGAATCCCCTATAAAAAGAGTATCTATTCCCTCCAAATCTTCTTTTGATTTAACTACTCTTAAAACACCATATAAATTGGTTAAAGCAAAGTAAAATTGCCTAATATTATGACACTTTGAATACTCCAAATCACATATAATGCCTACTTTCATAACTCTTATTTTGAAAACATCGGTATTAAAGCCCATTTTTTATCCCATACATGACATCCTGCAAAATGCCTAAAAATAACATCTTTAGGATTATTTGTTACTGTTTTAAACCTAAAATAAGGACTATGTCCTGCAAAATCAGTAACATTCCATTCAACAGGAAGTATTTCAACATTGCTTTTTAATTCCTCAATCGTATAAACAGGCTCATTTTCAGTAGTTGAATGCCACCCTAAATTAGGAAAAGTATTCCACCCGGGTTGAGTTTTATTGGCAAAATCTGCCGTAATACCTGCTAATGAATACCAGCAAGCCTGTTCATGAAACATCTGCCAAAAGGGGGTATCTTTATATTTCAAATACCTATTTTCATCTAATAAATTATTCAACATCTTTTTTGACCATTCAGTAACTTTAATACTAAATGCACCCATGCAATGAGTATTACAAGAATCAATGGCATAAGTAAAAGATTTACCTTTAGAAGGTTCAAAAGATTCCTCTCCATTTACTATACATATATCTGCATCAATTTGACTGATAATATCACCTTCTTTTAATTTACCTGTTTCGATCCAATGTCTAATTAAAAAGAAACGCCACCAGACTAATTTTCTTTGTTTACATTCTTTGGGAATAGTATTTAAATTCGTTATTTCAATATAATGGAAACCGTGATGTTCACAATATTGTTTATTTCTTGGGGAATGATACTTCAAAAAGTGTTCCTGTCTTTCATCAGGATAACTAGCTATGCACAATAAATATTTCATATGGTTACTATTTTATATTTCCAATAATCAAAATCTAACATACTCAAATCCCATTGTGCATTCTTAATCCTATCATATTCTTTGTTCAAAAATTCCTCTGTAATTTCTTCCCAACTATCAACAAAACATATTGGAAGATTTATATAGAAACGGTTGTTTAAATTCCTTTTTTCAATCGGAATTGTTCCTAAGTACAAACATTCCCAGGTTCTATGTGTATCAATACCGTTCCCTTGTGGACTTAATACAAATTTATGATTATAAATATTATCCAAGTAAACATCAAAATCCTTACCGTTTGCTCCTTTATCAATCGTGGCCCAACTTTTATTTCTAAATAGTACATAAGGAGAAACACGTTCAATAGGATTAGTAACTACATTATGATTAATGTACAATAAGTTTTTATATTGTTTAGGAGCAGTAATTTTAGCCCTCAATTTATCCATTTTATGAATATGAGGAAACCATCTGTTATTTTCTAACCCTATTGGAATACTTTCTATTCGAGAATCAGTAACATCAACATTTTTAGAATACCATTTAATTACATTTTTAGGTATTTCAAATTTATAAAGGCTTTGGCGTTCACCATTCCCTCCTGGACGTGAAATACCTTCTGCTACTACTGAACAATCACAACTATGGGTTATCAGAATGAATTTATAATCAGGTAAATTAGTAATTATACTAATTAAGGTAGGAGCATATACAAGATGTGTGTATATAATATTAACATCCTTCAATAAACTAATATCAAAGGTATTTTTCAGGTTGTCATAATCATCTCTATGTTTCAGATTAGGACTATAACAAAAATCTGCTATTGATTTAAACATTTCCCCTTGTATCCACATATTACATTGATTTTATTAGTTGTTCAATCTGTTTAGTGGCTACTCCACAACCATGTGCATTATTTTTATACCAACTACCTTTATGTATTCTATGAGTATAACTCAACCCATCTACTACCCACATATAGTTTCCTTGTAGTAACCATAAATAAGAAAAATATAAGGCATCATTCACACTTAAATTAGTATCTTCATTTATTGCTTCATGTACTTCCAAATATTTTGCTTTGTTGACAAAAAAGTTACCTGTATTTAAGCTAGTTGTAAAGGATGGAAATCGTAATTTTTCTTTTGCATTACGTTTGGTAATTAATTGCTGTTTAAAATTGCTGTAATCCCATTCAATTTTATTATTTTCACTATATAGTGTCATAGGGCAATAAATAGTACCAGGAATTGCATGTACCGCAAGAACCTTATTAATATACTCATTGTCTATAATATTGTCAGAATCTAAAAGTACCACCCATTCATTTTTACACGCATTTATGGCCTTATATTTGTTTTTAAACGGTTTTAAGTTTCTGTTATTTCTAAGTAATTTAATTTTAGAATTATTCATATTTTGTACCATTTGCCACAAAAGCAAATAACATTTTACATCAGAATAATCATCCATTATAACAATATCATCAATAGCAGGATTATTTAAAACCTTACTAAATGATTCTATGGTCATTGTACTACGGTTATATGTTGGTATGGCTAAGCTAATCATCTTTTTAAATATAGTGCATCTCCCCATGTTTTAGGTGTAATGTCAGTTAATACTCTTTTAAATCCATACAGTCCTAAAAACAAATCTAATTCCTCAACTTGTACACAACCTTTATACACTTGTTCCAAATTTATTTCTGAATAAATAATATCAATACATTCAAGGGTGTTAATAGCTCCTTTAAATACTTCTAATTCATATCCTTGAACATCAATATTAATCATATTGTAAACAGTCTTTAAATTCATGTCATCCAACCTAAACATTGATACAGTTTCCATAGTATCAAACGTTATGTTAGGATATTTATTTAAATGTGTTCCGGGTTCTAATACAGAACAACTCATTCCATGATTAGCAGTCTCCACAAACATATCAACTATTCCTGTTTTATTGCCTAATGCCACATTAAATGCTTTAATATGTTCATTTCTTGGAATTTGTTTAACTAATTCTCTGAAATTACTATTAATAGGCTCAAAGAATACCATTTCAGAAATTCCTTGTTTTTTGTAAGCATTATATTCCTGCCCACAATGTGCACCGATATGAATAACACCTTTTATGTTTATTTTATAATCGGTTACTATTTTATTTAATGGAATAATCATAAAGCAATCCAGTGTTTAGGAAAATTATAACTCAACCCCGTTAATACTCCTTCTTTAACTCTCCAATTCTTAGGAGCAATAACTATATCAGTGTCATTTTTATTAATTAAAGCGGACCAATAACTGAAGGTACTGTTTGCAATTATCTTTGTTTTACATATCCTCATTAATTCAAAAGAATGATGCACATTGGTGTTAACAAAAGTGATGTTTCTTCCAAAATACTCTTCCTTAAATAATTCTTTACACCAATCTAAATCATCACTAAAAACAAATAAATCTCCTTTAGTTCTTGAAATAGCTTCAATATAATATACAAAAGGAAGCACATAACAAGCATTTTTTGAAACGTAATCACCCCTACGAACATGTACCATTACTGATTCTGTTTCCTCAATCTGTTTTTTGTACTTTAAAAATTCTTCTGTATAAAATTCAGGTTTTAACACAAATTCATTTTTTAATCTATCTAATACTGTGGAATAATACATAGGATGTTGCCAGTACCCTTTAAAAGTACCCGTAAGTGATCTAACCTGCTCCACCCATTTAGTATTAAATTTACGTATCATTGATTCCCACAACCCTCGGGGAGTTCCTGAATTAGTAAAAGTTATGTTTACATTAAATTTTTCAATTTCAAAAGGCCTTTCTGGGTCACGAGGAACATTATACCATTCTTTATTGAATATCACGTCCTCTCCCATTGCTTTACCAAAAGCATATTGATAAAATTGATTCCCTAAACCTCCACAAAATCTAACTATTCTCATATAATCTGTTTTAAACTTATTCTTGGAAAATTTTCGATTGCACTTTTTGGATTTACATTTATTATTTCTACTCCTAATTCTTTGGCATCTTTCGCAATTGCTGGAAACCCTAATAAATGCCTAGCAAAAGGAAGTTTATGAGGAGGGCGTTTATTTGTGTTTCTACCATAAACATTATGCCAGTGTTCATTTTCTTTGTTATTCAAGTTCATATCAAATCCTAACAAAAAAATCCTTTTAGCCCCTAAATGATATGCTAAATTAATTGCAGCGGCTCCGCTATTCCCATTCCAACTAACATGACTACTTCTGGTAGTGATTCCTTGTGATTTATTATTGTCTTTTGGAATATATTTTATCCATTCTTTTTGTGCTTTATCCTGACAAGATGATTTTACTCCTTTAAAATCTGCCAATCCTTGTTGATGACTTAAATAAAATCCATTATCTCCAAAAAACACAATATCAATAATAGTTTCTCCTAACAAATAAGCAGCATTAACACCAATAACATGTTTATTTTTTAAATAAGATAGGTAAGGAGTATAACTTGATGGGTTTAGCGTTCCATTAGAAACCCTTTCTACTATGTTAGAAGGAATTTCAAATTGTTCGGAAACTGATGGCCCTCCACCAACAATCCAACAGTCACCTCCTTCCCATATCTTTGGTATTTTCCACATTACTTTGAGAGGTCTTCAATAAGTTTATCAGCAACCTCTTTTTCAAGAGGTTTCTCATTTAATACTTTTCCAGCAGGGTTTACAATGTTAAATAACCCTCTTTTAACTTCTTTTAAAGTGTAAACAACCGGAGAAGGTGCAATATCTTTTTTAACCTCTTCAACTACACCATCCACTGGTATAATCACATCACGGAATTGAGTAGGAATTAACTCCTTTTGCATCCTAAATATTTCACCAGGTTTGATAATTTTACTACCAATCCTTAATGAACCTCCACCTATTTTCTTCCATCTAGGAAGTATTTCGGAAGATATTTCTGTAGGTAAAATAATGCCCTTACCTGGTTTAATTGTTCTTTCCATTTCTTTATATTTTTAATAAATAAAGGCTTGATTAGCCATTAATACTCTACGCCAAATGTACAATACCACTATTTCCGTTTTGGTCACTACGAATTTGTGGAACTTGTATAGTGAGAACTTTATATTTGGTAACAAATTTACCTTCAACAGTCCATTCAACATTCTGTAATCCCATTCCACGTACTAAACGAACTACATCAGGAGTCATTTGTACTAGCAACACATTATCAGCAGTCAAAGTATCTACAACCTTAATAGCCGTAATATTAGAGATTTTCAAAATCCTCTCACGAATAGTAGTACCGGGAGTAGTTGCATCATAATCAGAATCTAAAACCGTTTCATACCCAGTAGGAATATACAATGTATATGGTCCGTAATGTTTAGCATTGATTGCAGTTTGCTTTAATGAAAGCACTTGGTCAACTATTGTTTTACCTCCATTAGCTGTATCACTATCAAAATCTAAATCATCCCAATGAGTTCCAATAGATACTGTATTACGGTCAGGGTGATTAACATACGAATAAATTGTATTTAATGACCTTGAATCTTTTTCACCAAAAGAATAAGTAGTATTGGTAAACAACATTGATTCCAACTTTTCAGAAACTCTACGGGCAGCCATTTCTGCGGTAGTAGTGTCAAGTGGATTTCCTAAACTACGACTTGCTGCTAATACCCTTGCATTGATTTCATAATCAACGTGAATAATAGGGATAGGCAAGTAGTTGTGTTTAAAATTAGGCCTGTCATTCTTACTTCTGGTAACACCGTCCATAGTCAAAGCAGCTTCCATATTATCAGAAACATCATGCCATTCAAGAACTGTGGTTCCCATAGCATTTCCCAGGTTGTACACAAGATTTTTATCAATCAAATCCTGAATACCTCCTAAACGAGTGCGACTAATTTGTAAAATAGCATCATCTAATGTTTTCCACTCATCCCTACGAAGAGTTGCATTAACATTCAATTGTTTGGTAATATAGCTATTTACATTCTTAGGATCTCCTCCTACATAAGCAGTAATGTACGTATTACTATCCTTGCCAATATAAGGGCGCATAGCTCCTACATTCAGTCCATTATTTTGCAATTGCCCAGCTACTTCACCGTGCCCTTGTCCATTTACAATTAAATCTACATTTGTATTCATAGCATCCTCCTTTTTTTAAATTATTTGAACTTTAATCCATTGTGAATTAGTTTCTAATGAGGATTCTGAACCTTCAAGTGCTGAAAGGTCTTGGGCTTCCAAGGCAATTCCTACTATATGTTGGCTATAAATTGAATGTGCTTGTTGGGCATCATTTGATTCCCAACTTTCATTAGAACGGCTTACCTTTCTTAAATTACCATTACCTGCTGATTCTAATGAATCACCAATTATGACATTCTCACCATCATTTAAACGGGCATAAACAATGTCACCTCTCATAGCAACCCAAACCTGAACTTGGTCAGCAGCAGCATACGCCTCAGAAATTGTTTTACCTTGTAAATCATCCTCAACAGCAAACAAGCCTCCTTGAGTTCTACCAGCAAGGGAATGTGCTTGTACCTTTCCTGCCGAAGTAATCTCCAATAACATCCCAGGAGTAATTGCAGCAGCAGCCACATATTCTTCTTGATGTTGGAGATAATTTTTTAACTTAATCGTGTTATACATTTCTCCTCCTTTTTATTATTTAGTTTCCATTTCAATCCCAGCGGGATATAATGGAGCTTCTTTACTTACATTTACAGAAACACCACTATTAATATACACACCTGTTGTATTAGGTACTTCCTTTACAGGAATAGAGTTTGCAATACGTTCTAATGTATCATTAGACATATTGTTCAATGTAGCAGTATCCCACACACCTTCTGCGGTATTAGCTACAATTTTCTGTACTAAGCCATCCCGATGAGCTTTTAGTTGCTGCTTTCCAAATTCTAAAGCACTTTTATCCTCGGCACTCAACTGCTCAACGGCATTTGTTTGTACTTCTTTTTTCACTTCTTTAGGAACCATTTTGGTAAGTTGTTCCTCTGAAAGAGTTTCCAACCATACCTTATCGGCCTCAACGAAATTTGTCCCAACATGAGCAATTAACCCTGCGGCCAATTCATTTACTTTTGCCATTTCATTACCTCCTTTTTCATTAACATTAAATTTTGTTCTTTTCATATTTACCGCAATTTCATACGATACTTTTTTAACCACACTAATAGGTTCTCCGTCAAACGCAACTACACCTGAATCATTAATAGTGTACTTTTGTTTATACAAAGAAGAACCTCTCCTTTGGTTTCTGGATTCAATTCTATACACTATGGTATTGTCATTGCTGACATCTTCCAAATAGTACATAGTTTCTCCATTATCCATGTTGTCAATAAACCGCCGTATCAGATTTACTCTTTCTAATATACCCACCTCATTAATTTGTAAACATTCGGCACATACATTAGTTGAGAGTAAACCTAAATTTAAAGGCTTTACTGATTCAAGCAATTGGTTTAATTCATTACTACTCATATCTTCTTTTTTATAAGTAATTAACTCCTTAAACACATCCTGTTTTGTCATAAGCTGTCCTCCTTTCACATTATCATTAATATTTAATTTATTTTCACTTTTACTATTTACACGTATTCCACAACCATCTTCCGTAGAACACGCTCCTCTATCAAATGGAAGTATTGCTAAATGGTCAGGTATATGATTTATTGCTTCATTTGTAATAACCACACTTCCATCATCCATTACAAGTTGTGTCTCCCTTACATCTGTGAACACACCTACACTAACATTTATAATCTCACCTCCGTTAATACGATGTAATAAGTCAGGTTGATACGCCGTCATCTTTGTAATATCCAACCATGCCTCAGCTTTTAATTGGGGACCTTCTACACGTGTATTTCGTATGATACCTACTTTATCATGGTCTTTTACACATTCTGAATTAGCAGATACGTAGTTATCACCTTCCTTAGGATGATTAATAACTATTGGAATATTATTCCAATCGGGTTTCCCTAATTCTGTAATACTATGATACAAAGGTCCCATAGACCCACTATGTACTCCATCTTGCATCATAATAACAGGAACCACTAAATAGTTTCTACCATCTAATATTTCATTCCGTGCCGTATAATTTGAGGTACGAAAATTGATGTTAATTATTTTGTTTTCCATCATATTCAGGTTTTAATTACTTCATAAGGAAGTGCAATACATCTACAATTCGGATGCTGAGGCACCAGATTCATTGCTTCATCTAAAGTATAAAAGTTTCCTTCTAGTGCATTGCAAGCAGGACAAACTTGATTATCTCCAGCAGTTAAAATCTCTGCCATAATATACACTCCAACATCACTATATGACCTGTACTGATTAATAGTGGCTCTATGGTGGGCTCTTACTATTTCAGTACGTGCCAATGTTTCAGCTCTTCTTTGTGCAGGAATGAAACGCCCTAAGCTATCAGTTATCCCTAAATCACCTAAACCCTTACCATTAATTGCTGCTACTAATTTATCAGCAATCTTCTTTGCACTATCACCATTTGCTAATCCTTCCGCTAATACAGTACGTATAACATGCTCCATTGCAACCGTAATCTCTTTTAGATTAGTAAATACTCTATTATAGAGTACATCTAAGGCTTCCATATGCAAAGAGGTTCTCATCATTTGTTCAATAGTAGGAGCATCTACTCTCATTCCTATTTTTTGCATTTCCAAAGCACCTCGTTGTATTCCTCTTTTGTATCCTTCAAAAATATATTTGTTTTGCCACATAGAGCTCATTTGTTGCATTAGCTCCAATTCAAAAATAATTGCTTCTACTTGAGAATTAAACCATAACATAAATGCAGCAACTTTTTCAGCATTAGTAGGATGGTCAAATTGATTACGTCCTGCTGCATTTGCCATATTAACTGATAAAGAATTGCTCAAACCAAAACAATCATTTCCTACTATACTTTCCTGTACTATACGGGTCAGTTTAACAAACCGTCGTTTAAAATCAGCAACAAATGAAGTACGCAAAGTCAAGGTTCTTGTTGGGTCATACCTTTCTTTCTGTACCCTAGTATAAGTTTGTATATTACAAGTATCACACATATTATACAGGTTTAGTTTTAGTTTTAATGACTGGAGTAACAACAGGAGGGAATTCCTCTGCTAATTCAGCATCTTCCCTATTGCTTTTAATTTCCTCCGAAAGGGCTGACCCTTGCAATTGTTTTACCCTTGCAATCTGTACATCTGATAAGCCTAGAAACAATTCCTGGAATGCCTCAGGACTTATTATCTCCTGAGCACCTATCATTGTGGCATATTCACGCAAGGCATTTGCTCTAGTTTGCCCTACTTCTGCTTTACTCTTTTCAGAAGGAGCAAATAAATCTTCCCAAAGAATACTGTACGATTCAGAAATTCCTTTGGGAAGTATTCCATATTTAATACAAAAATCCACAAATTGTTTGATTATTTGCGTTTCTGCATATTCTCTCCTAGTGCTTATATAAGTATCCCATGTATCTTTATCCTGCGTACTACTTAATTCACCTCTTTCACTTCCTGTTAATATCCTCTTTGGGATATTTGTCTTTGCACTAATCAACTGTATTTGAACATCAAGATGATTAGAAGGGTCAGCGATTTGTTGAGCCAATGAAGTAAAATCCACTCCATCGTTAACTAAAATACGCCTAAGGTTATGTTCGTATTCATCTAATTGGTCCTGTAAATCTAATTTGGTGGCAGGAGTCATTTGATAATCTTTATCTACTTTACCTTGGTACCCAGGACGAGCCCCTCGCCAATACATTTCAGAATCACCTCCTACTATTTTCTCAACATTAAGCAGTAGATTAAATACTGCCTCTAATACAGGTGTACCAATAAGGTCATTTTCTAAAACATCCTGTGCAATATGTATAACTCTGGTATAATGTACATTTATTGTGGAGGTACTTACTGTGTTAAGTGAAGAACCCACTATATCATTAGTTACTGTTATTTGGTAAATAACAGGATGTCCGTATCGTTCTGAGGTGATATTTGTTTCAACAGTATTTATAGTAACATTTCCTTGCCCAAAAGGTTTTACATATAATAATTTACGAGTTCCTTCTTTTACAGGATTTTTAAATCCTTCCAAATCAGCAACATCATCTAATCCTATTAGTAAAATACCAAACTGTCCTAAGCAGGTTAATGTATCTACTCGTATAAAAATAGATTTTAATTTAAAATCTTTTATTAGTTTTTCGTAGGCTTCCTCTAATTTAGTATTCTCTGTAATACCATCTTCACTAAGAAGTATATCTCCTCCCCAAGTCGCCTTTACAGGGCGGTCAATTATTGCATAGGCTAAATCTTGTCTTTTATATCGGGCATAATAATTTTTATATTCCAAAGAAGTAGGGTACCCTAATATCTGGAATATGTCACGGTTCCCATCATAAGTCTGCACTCCCATGGCTGCCGCTAGTTGTATCCTGTTTACTATGTCAGAACTAAGGGTAACTAATTTCTTTGAATTTTTTGTACGTTCCATAGCGTATCCCATATTTTTATAAAGTGTAAATATACAGTATTATGCAACACCATCAAAATAAAATATAATATTTTTTATTTCTACTAAAAAAGAAAGCCACTCCTAACCTAATACTAATCCTGTATTACCTGTTAAAATACTCGTCCTGCTATTTTCTTTTTAACTAACATATTAAAAGCGGCAGAACTTGCATCAACTTGGTCTTTAAACCTTCCTACTGGAAAAAATCTAAGTTCTTCTATATATGCTGTATTCCAAGGACCATATAACAAAGACACATTTCCGTTATTAACTTGCACACTATATGGGTCTGCTCTTTTTTCTTTATCACCCGTAGGGCGGTCGGCATAAACACTAAATCCTGCTAAATTCCTAATAGAGTTCTCCGCACTTTCTTTCCCACCACTACCGGGTTCCTGTTCAATGTAAATGATAACCTCTCTGCCATCACTCTGTGCAGTCTGTTTCATTATATCTTCTCTCCTACCTGTCCCCCATTGTCCTCTTACAATATCTTCAATTAACCATCTACCATTCAATAAGTGTGCCATTAATACTCCCGTAGTATATGCTCCTCCTCCTTCTGTTCCTGCCTTATCCCAATACCTGCATCTTCCAATCACAAAAGCAGGATTAGGAGATTTAGTAGTAATAACAATATTATCTACTTTAAACATACCTCCTGCTGGGTTAGTAGGATGCTGTCCAATTTGCCCAGCATATCCGTACTGTCCTAAATCTGTCTTTAATTCATCTAATACTTTTTGACTTAAACGCCTAGGATCCAGCAACCCGTCTTTATAATACTTTGCAGCACTTTGTGGTTTAAGCTGCCCTCCAAATTCGTTAATATCCCCTGGGAGAACTATGTGGTTTATCTTTTTATTTAACTTAACTAGTTGATGTCCGGTTACGTCATTCTCATGCAACCTTTGCATTATTCCTATGGTAAGTGTATTTGCTTTGTTTGTTTTCCTAGTAGGAAGTGTAGAATCTATCCAAATGTTTGCTTTTTCCAATAGGGCTTTACTTAATGCTTCCTGAGGGTTTAAAGGGTCGTCCCAAATTATGATGTCACCATGAAATCCCGTCAATGACCCTCCAATTGAGGTACTAAATCTGTTTCCTCCGTTAAGTTTCTTAGGGGTATTATATTTATTTATCCCCCATTCTAGTTTCATTATCTTGAAATTGGATTTAGTGTCCTTATCTTCTTTCAATACTAGGTCTGGGTAAATCTGTTTGAATCGGTCGTCCCGTACTAAATCCCGGCTGTATTCAGCACTTTCTAATGATAGAGTAGCCGAATATGAAACGGTAATGAACCTCATCCAATACCAACGTGTCCAACACCATACTGGAAACATTATACTAACTATAATAGTTTTGGTAGTCCCAGGAGGTATGTTGATTATAATGTCTTCTACTTTTGCGGTTCTTTCTCCTACTTTAGTGGCTGCCTCCTGCAATATGTCACATATATATTTAACGTGCCAATTGTCTTGATATTCCTGTCCACTAATTACGTCCCAAAAAAATAATAGGAATTTATAAAAACTTCTATTATTCTCCTCCCTAATAATTAAATCCTGATGCTGGAGTAGCAACTTCATTTTATTCACTTTGGACACCTTAGTCCTTTTTATGTCTTCATTCATACTATATGTTTAACAGATTATAATATGTACCAAGCAGTAACACCTACTAAAATTACTAAAATAGTTCCTAAAATTAAGGTAATTTTATTATCAAATTGTCTAACTTCTTCCCAAAAGTCATTCCTGTTCGCTTTCATATTCACCTTCTATTTCTAATGGTTTATTTCCTGTCATTAATCCTAATTTTTTCAATAATGCTAATTCACTATCTGTAATCTCTGAAAAATCTATGGCGTTATTCTGAATCGAAATATTAAGCTGATTCTTAACATTCACACTCCTAGTATCTCCCCATTTTTCAGGTTGTCTAGCCTGTAACCACTTAATCTGAGATTTAGTATCAGGTAACACCTTTTTTTTAACAGGAACTATTTCCGTTTTATAATATTCCCTAGTAACTACTCCAAATTCATTAAATTCCCTAATTTTATTATTATTTACTACTATGTCATCATACTCATACCCAATAGCATTCTTGTACAAAGCAGATACTACCTTAGCATCTGCGGATGTTTTTCCTTCCTTCAACGCCTCATAAAACTCAGGTTTAGTCCTCTTCCAATATTGGAGTGTTCCTAAACTGATTTCCATTTCCTTAGCAATATCTGGATCATTCAATCCTAACAACGCCAACTTATGTGCTTGTTTTATCCTCTTAATATTCCACTGCGGTACGGTATTTGTTACGGCGGGTACATAATTCTTAGTCCTCTTCATATCCTCATTATGTTTTTTATATATGGTTAATACAATTGCCTTAGCAAATATACAACTAAAAAAAACTAAAAACAACAATCCAGTAATAATGGTACTTCCTGTCATTTTACTGCCACATCTTCTGAATTATTTTAAAAAGTATGCAGGAGCAATTTCCCAATCCTAAAAATAAAAATTTTACTATAAAAATATAATGGAAAAACAAAAGGAGAACACACTCTCATATTTCAAAAAACAACACAACAAAACTACTATACGTAGTATAGTACATTTGCATCATTAGGAAGCTATGTAGGACCACATGTACACATATAATTATAATCACACATGCACGATGTGAACAATGTATGTAGGTAACGGCTAGGTTACTCAATAAATCATATCTGTATATACGGTCAAGACAAGTGTAGGAGGAAAAGGGTAAAGGGTTTGAAAAAATTTGCACGAAAATAAAGAGGTCCATCAAGCGTACATTCAGTAGTCAATCATAAAACGAGGTAGCTACATATGTAAATAATTAAATATGTTTTGACTTAGTACATGCTCTATTTAACATACTATTAATTATCAGTTAAAATATAGATTGATAATCAATGTATTATAAATACAATCTGATACACTAAGTGATTATGTACAATAGCATGAAACATATGCAATAATCTAAATATGTGCATAAGGCAATTTGTTAGCTTTGAAAATCTCAACTGCCCACATCAACTCGAAGTAACGCAAAAATCGCACTTTTTACTACATATCTACATAATTGAATATATGATACTATACGATACTGCATGTAGAGTATTCACATATGCAGTTATGTGACTATGTAGAATAGTGCTTTTATATGAATTAAAAGCACACGATACTCTTATTAGTTCTTTATATAGTGTTATCAATATATGTAGATACTTGCATACTTATTGCTGCATTTGTACTTGTTTTTTAAATATAGACTATTTTTAATATAGCTTTAAAATCGTTTTAAAGCACTTTTTTGACACTTTGATAGCTTTATAGATAGTTAGTATTGATTTTAAAAGATAATCGTTTTTAGCTATTTTATTGACTTGCAGGCTTGTTATATAATTATATAGATATGTACATATGTAGCTGAGTGAATATATCAGTAGCTTTATTATATATGTAGATGTTTTTTACTTATTTTATTATTTTTTATGCAAACGTATGCACGCCGTCATTATTGACTTGCAAGTGTTTATAAAATAGTGTTTTAAATTGTTTTTAAAATAATCTTTAAAATAATTAGTACGTGTTAATAATCATCGTACATTTGTCGTGTCAATATGCAATTAAGCAATGACACTAAAAACGGAAATCATGAAAACAACTACGTTAACACTCAAATCAAAGAAGACGACTACAACTGTCGTCAACGCGCTGCAAATCGTCGCAATTATGACATTCGTCACTCTAAGTGCAATTGCCCTCATCCACTCGTTCACACATTCGTTTAACGCATTTTAAACTACTAAAATATGTGTACAGATGCTAAAAAGCAGATTTTTGCTTCACAAAAAGTGAAAATCTGCAACACGATGATAGCACACAATGCTGATAGAGTGCGCTATGAAGCATTAAGAAACTACCTTATTAATCGCTATGCACTTACTGATTTTAACATAAATTTTTAACTCTCTTTAAAACGTAAAATTATGACAACTACAAAAATTGAATCAAAAAAAGTCGCCATTGTCGAAAATAGCGCAACTGTTGAGAACGTAAAAACTGCAAAAGCTGCAAAAGTTGAAAATTCAGACTTTTTAAAGTCGCTGAATCTTAAAAAAGTGACTGAAAAAAAGACGTATGCAGAACGTGCTGAATTTATTAGTAAATTTATTGAAACTGCAAAATATAATCAAAAGCAGTTAAGCGACATCATGAACGCTGTTTTTGTCGCACACACTAAAGCAGCAAACAACACGTTGCTAGTTGACAGCAAAAATGTACTTTATTTTTCGATGTACAAAAATTTGAAAAACATCGTGGTTGTCGACAAAACGACAAACTGCATGAGCTTCGCGAATTATAGCGATAAAAAAATCGCTGAAATGAGAGCAGCAGCACAAGCTAAAAAAGTAGCTGACAAAGCAGCAAAAACAGTAAAAGTAGTGTAATTGCCTGTATAAGCTACTCTAATTTATTTTAGAGTAGCTTTTTTTATGCTTAAACGTATGCAATTATATAGATATGTTCATAATTAAATACGCTATGTTGCTCTCACATATTGCATTTAATATTATTCTATTGCTATATCGCTAAAATCAATTTTAACGTACAAATTTTCAATTATAATACTAAAATGATACATAGATATAGTTTTGATATAACAAGCGCAAAAAAGCACTTCAAAAAACGTATGCAGTTATATAGATATGTTCATAAGTACATTTGTCAGGAAACTAAGATACTGGAAAGTTTCTGCTGTAAGTACGTTTCATCTGGGGATTTGGTTTTCGTCTGCTGGAAAGTTATGACTGTATAAACGTTTCGTCTGGGGATTTACTTTGGAATTTTATTTATTGGAAAGTTTTTATCTTAGTTGTATTTCGTCTGGGGATTTGCCTTTAAAAAATAAAAAAGGAAAAGTATAGGTGAGGGAATTAAAAGTACTGGACAATTTATTGCTTAAAGGCATTTCATCTCAGGATTGGGCAATACATATATTGGAATTTATCTGCTGTAAGTTCATTTCATCTGGAGATTGCTATTTATTTTTTCCTTTTACATCTTTTTATTCAGAGGATTTAAGCATAGTAAAGGAAATAATTTACATATAATTACCTTCAATTCATACTATATTTAATACATTGCTATTCAAATACTTTTTAAAGTAAAGGAAACTATGTATCCTATTGCTGCCTTATCGTTATTAAGATACAATATAGCAATTCACATTATTCCATAAGAAAAGACGTACCAACTACAATACGCCTTTTCAACCTACCAAACTACTAATTATGAAAACCAACTTTATTTTTAGTTATCTTTGGAAATTAGTGAAACTTATTTTTGGAGAATATTCTTCCTATTAAATAAAGTAAGTTTTTAGTTGCTCTATTTGAGCATCCCTTGCAGCAGCCCATGCTGCATCCTTTGCAGCATCCAATTCTTCCTTAGTTGCTTCACCATTTGCAAATCTTTCTGCGACATTACAGGCATTTATACTACGTTCATCAGATGTTTTAACAAGTTTTAATGCTTCCCTGGCACACCATACAGCAAATAACCGTAAATCTTTATCAGACATAAATTTTTTCCTGCACAATAGCCATATAATATCTTCTTTGCTTTTTACCGTATCTTTGTAAAGGTCAATCCAATCTTTAACTAAAAATAGTTTCATTTTCTGGAATACCTACTTTCTTTGGGTCATAACAAGGATTAAACCTTCGTATTACTACATTGCTAATTTTTGTTTTCATAATTTTTAATTTTTATTTGGTTCTTTTTAATACTGTCTTGGATTCTTTTATGTAGGTTTTGATATGTTCTAAAGGATGTTTAAAAGGAACACCATCATCATCGAAATACCAATCAGCATCAGAAAGTATTTCATGCAGTTTTTTGGCAATGTTGTAAGTGAATCTGCAACTTCCTTTATGTAGTGTTATGGTGACGGAAATTCCTCTTCTTTTGTTAGTTCTTTTTATAATAGTATGGGTGCGAGGCAAATAGCAATAACCAATTTGCAGTTTTTCAGGACTATTGTCGTCTATTTCAAATAGTGGGAAATGGGCACAGGACATATCTTGTTTTATGCTAATGCCTGCTATTTCTATTTCTTTTATTTTGTTTAGGAAGTCTGTTTTAGTTATTTCTTTACCTCGTACCATAATATATGTTATTCAGGTAAACTGTTATAAAATTCTGTTAAGCCTTCTACATTACACAGGATGTTGTCGTCCTGATTCTCATAACTCCAATCACATCCATTGATTATATTTCCTTCTGCATTAAGATACACATCATTGGAATCATTAAATTCCTCTTGTGTCGTTATAGGAGATACTTTTACCTCATTCTTACAATAAAAGTTATCCATTGCTAATCCTTGATAAAGTAAATACTCCACCTGAGTAGCTTCCTTAGTGTATTTACGATGGAAGAATCCTAATCCATCTAATAGTTCTGTATTGTAGTTACTTTCTTCCGCATGATAAACATCGTTGGAAACTGTTACATTGCACATATCCTTTTCATAACAGTAAGCATATAATCTAAGGCAAGTTACTACAAATTCTTCGGAGATTTTAACTCCATTAGTGTACATGAAGAAACTTCCTACATGAATGTTCCTACGCTTTACTTCCTCTAGGAAATGATTTATTGCAGGAACATTCAATGATGGTTCACCACCTGTAAACGTTACACTATAAATGGAAGTGTATTGGTCTAGCAATTTGTCAATGTAGGAAAAGTCAATATCTTTGTTAACCATTTCACCTCGTAAACAGTGCATACATCGGATATTGCATTTGCGAGTTACTTCTATTATAATGGAACCTTCCATAGTTTCTAGTTTTTAATATACAACTTGTTTCCTCATTAACTCATTTACCACATGAATGTAGTCGTGGTCAACTTTTTCGTTACAGGCGTAAGCACTTGCCACCATATTGCAAGCACATTCCTGTTCAGATGTTAAATCTCCAGGTCTGTCAAAAACGGCAAAGTCATGTTGTGCCCGTGTAGGAACATACATACCTCCTGCACTTTCATAATCATAACGACTGTTTTCCCTTCTCTTTTTTGCTTTTTCTGCTTTTCTTGCCTCATACATTTCCCGTTCAACAGGATTTTGCATTTTTTCAGCGAACGCCTTGCGTTGACTTGCTGATGGTCTCCATTTGTATGCCATAACTTTTTATTTTTAAAGGTTTAAAAAAATATCCAAAATATTAATATTATTATTGTGATTAGCAACCAAGGGATGCTGCCTTGTGACATTTGTGGTGTTCTCATATGTTTGTTTTTTAATTAGGTTCCAATTCAAATTCACATACACATTCACCATTTTCAAGAAAGACTGGTAAATAATTACTTCCTTCATACATATCATCCAAATCATAAAAGTTTGTATTGGCAGCCATTTTTAATTTATGACATACGGCAATAACTGGAGCTTCATCACCATGTAATGGATGTTCGTAGAACTCAATATCCTGATTTTTGCTATTCACAATATGATGGTTATAGTGTGCAGCATTACACTTTATTACCACTTTGTCATAATAATCCTGTGCTTCCATGAACAACATCTTTAACAGTTGTCCATCACCTCCTCTAAATTCAGTATCATTCCAATTAGGGCGTTTCATTGTTCAAAGGTTTTATATAGTTTAATGGTTTTTAATATTGGTGTGCATTTTTCTTATTCATAAAGAAATGAATCCCAGTGGAACATTCATTCCATCTGTCAGTATCAAAGTCATCTACCTTAACAATTTTTCCTACGGTATATACAAAGGAAGCATCATGGTTAGATTTAATTGTTTTTAAATTACCTTCAATGTGTAATACCTTGGCTTCTGAACATCTGCATTTCAATGTAGTAGCGGAACTTCTCAAGGCTTTTTTGGTTATCTGCAAAGTAACTAATTTTCCTTGGCATTGTTTATAACCAATAAATGCTCCCTCCTCTGGGCAGCATATTGAAAAGAAGGCAGTTTTTTCATTGGTATAAAGGTTTTCCAGGTTAGCAGAACTAAGGTTAGCAGAACTAAGGTTAGCAGAACGAAGGTTAGCAGAACGAAGGTCAGCAGAATTAAGGTTAGCATAACTAAGGTTAGCAGAACTAAGGTCAGCATAACTAAGGTCAGCAGAACGAAGGTTAGTAGAATTAAGGTTAGCAGAACGAAGGTCAGCAGAACTAAGGTTAGCATAACTAAGGTCAGCAAAATTAAGGTTAGCAGAACGAAGGTTAGCATAACTAAGGTCAGCAGAACGAAGGTTAGCAGAATTAAGGTTAGCAGAATTAAGGTCAACTTCTTGTTTAATAGCCTCCTCAACAGTTTCCTTAATAGTGTTGTTTTCCTTCTCATACGAAAACAAAATGTCTCCGTAAATTGATTTGATTTCCAATTTAATTTTCATAGTTGTACGTTTTAGTTGGTTAAAATTTAGTACGAATTAATACGGTGTTCTCAGTCACTACTACATCATCAACGGAATACCCACGACTTTCAGCAAGTTCTTGGAAATAAATAGCTTCCTCGCTTTGTACACACTTGCGATTAGATACAGGCATTTGATGGTTATGGTTTAAGAACTTGGTTGATACGTTTTGCTCTCTCAAAGCATTTCTCAATTGGTAGCCGTTCATACCATTGTCGGCATAGATAACATTTTTAATTCGGTTCATAGTTGTACGTTTTTAGTTGTTGGTTTAAATTATTACTTTTTTGGCAGTAGTGTTAAATTGGGATTGATTTATTTTTAAGGTAAAAGGAGTATCAATAATCCCTATTACTTTTTCCACAATTTCCTTCAATTCATAAATTGGGTAAGAATGGTAACTCAATTTATGGTAAATCTCATTAATCAATTCACCTTTTCCTTCTTCATTAGCTTTGTATGCTTTACAATAATCTAAAGAATCCGTAGTGAATAAGAACTTGAAATCAGGTGTAACATACCTTTTTACCACATACTTTTTATCACAGTAGTAAAAGGCCTCATCTTTTAATTGGAGTAATTTCATGGCTGTATATATTAAAATAAACAATCATATTGGTAAGCACCTTCGTCACTAAAATAGTGGTTAATTTCTTTATTGATTTTGGCAGCGGCACGTTTTTGAGTGGCATTGCAAAGAGTTTCCAAATAAGCGTTTGCATTTTGGTATTTTTGACGTTCTGCAGGAGAGATGTAATCAATTTGCGGAGGTAAAGTTTGAAAATTTATTATCTCGGCAATAGCTGTTTTTACGGTGAATTTTTTCATTTTGGTAGTTGTTTAATTATTAATAAAATTTTCACTTAGCAAAAGTGAGTATAATTTTTAAGACTACAAAATTATTTTACATTTATTTTTAAAATATTTTTAAAAAAGTTACTTATTATAATAATATATGTAATAAAATAAAATACTTAATACCCGCTAAAACCTTCAATTTATGCTATGTTTGATACTACAATATGAACTAACAAGAATAATACAAACCTACACACTATCCTAAACTCACAAACAAGTCCATAAAAAAACTTGCTACTTATAAAAAATAGCAAGTTTACCACCCTAAAAATATACCAAATCAAGAATTTATTACCTTACTAATACCTTTCTTTATTCCAACTTCAAAAACATTATCGGCATAAGATGTTAAGGTAGTTTCGTGTGTAACTATTATAAATTGGATGCCTAACTGCCTTGATAATTCTTTTAACATTGTGCTTGCTTTCTCTTGGTAATTGGCAGATAAGAATCGCATTGGTTCATCCAATATAATTGTTTTAGAAATGTTTGGTTGACTTAAACTCCAGCTTGCTATTCGTAAAGCAAAGGCAGCTACATCAACGGCACCTCCCCCACTAGCTTCCAAAGGATTTATCTTTTCATCTCCTCTGACAAAAAACAAATCACATTCCATTTTATTTCTCCGCTGCACAAATTCAATTTCTAATTTGTATGGGTCATTGAAAACACTTTCCATTGCCAATGTAGTTACATCACTAACATGGAACGTTATTTGTTCCTGAGTTGCTTGTGCTACCTCTTTTATTATCTGCCTTGCTTTCTCATGTAAATGGAGTTTGGTTTCATTATTTTGGAGCCTAAGGCGTTCATCTTTCAATTGTGTTTTGAGCAATGCTTTTTTACCTTTTAATTGTTCTAATTTACTCCGTAAAGTTCTTACATCCATAACCTAACTCCTTTCTGAATACTCTTTTTCCAGTTCCTCAGATAATGTTTCGATTTGTTCCTCTAATGAACTAATCTCTTTTTCCATATTAGCAACTTTATTTTTAGCATCTCCAACGGTTTTACATTCCCAATCGTTTACTAATTGGGCTAACAATGCTTTCTCCTGCCCTTTCAATTCAGCTATGTTATTTTTGGCATCATCAATTTCCCGTTTCTTCCTTAAAAGTTTTTCTTCTGTTATCATAATTTTAGGTTTTTAGATATTAACTCCTTCTTCCATTAATTTATAAATATATCCTTTTCTATCTAAAGGATGACAATAGACTAATTTTGTTTTTAAAGACTGTTGGTGCAACCAATCTTTATGAATACAATGGTACCCAATTGCATTACATTCCACTATTTTCATTAGATATAAGGCTGCATCACTAATTTTGGTTCTAGTTCTAACCATTGACCTGTCATTTGACATTTTTTCCATGTTTAATCGTCCTTTTGTACGTTTCATAATTTTAGGTTTTTAATTTATATTTAGGTTTCTGCCAACTTTAACACATTTCGTCTGGGGATTTAGGTTCATTTTTAAAAGCAGGAAGTTGTGAACTTTAGCCCGTTTCGTCTGGGGATTTTTTATTTTTCCATTGCTTCTCTTACAATCTGTAAAACTTCCTCCTCAACTTCATTTTTTGTAATAAATATTTCCAAATTTTGCTCAAAGGATAATGATGCTTCCCAATCATTGTCTAATGTGGAAATAAAAGCATCTATCCTGTTATCTCTATCCTTTGCTTGTTCTATATGTGCATTGGAAATAGCATCATTAGCAATAGGTAAGTACACGGGTTCAACTGTATTTGTATCAGCATACCAAAGATACACTCGGGGTTTGTGGTCACTTTGTTTAGTAGTCATTCTGAATATACTTCCAGGATTTACTAACAATCTTCCTTTATATTCTTCCACAAAAGGAATATGATTATCTCCTGTGATAATCATATCAAATTGTGGGTACTTCATTAACAGTTTAGAAGATTTAGGTGCTTCACAACCAGGCCAAGGAACAAGTCCCTGATAAGTCATAACGTGCCAAACTAAAACAGTTTTAGTATCAAGTCCTTCTACTTGCCATAAATAACTTGCTTTTGTAGGAATTTCCAACCAATGACATGTATCAAATACTGATAATTTATTTGCTGTTTCTAAAGTGAATACTCCTGATTTATGTTTCAATTCAATGTTATGCTGGGGTAAATCGTGATTCCCATACACAGTCATAAACCAATCAGGTAAATGATACATTGTTTTAGACAATAACATAGGACTAGGTTTCCAATAGTCAAACAAATCACCTGAATGAAACACAGGACAAGCATGTTTTTTCTGTAATGCAGAGATAAAGTCAACTTTTTTCCATTGTGTTTCCCAGAAAGCATCTACTCTACAAGCAGGAACATCTTCACGAAGGTGCCAATCAGCCGTAAGAATTGCATCTGCTTTTTTAAAAGACTTAATCTTTGTTCGTTCCATAATTACTTTTTAAATATCACTAATTGAAACAACTCTTTCATTTCCACACTTATTTTTAATAGCTTCCTCAATACTTGCAAACTTCCTAACATCATTAATGTTTAAAGTATAGGAGCAAGTTGAACCTGACTTAGCTACATACTTCCCATTATTATGCCCGTTACCCATACATTGTAATACATACATACCTTTATTTTTTAATTATAGAATTACAAAAAGGGCAAATTCCAGGGTAATCTCTATGATATTCTTTCTCAATTATTTCAAGTGATTTTAACATGGTTTCCTGACGTTTTCTCAAATTATTGATACTATTTGTGAGATTAACAAAAGAAGTGTATTCCTTACGTACTTCCTTTAGTTCCTTATACAGTTCTAATAATTTGTTAATAGTGCTTTCAGAAATTAATAAGGCTGAATAAGATTCCTGTTCTTTTTTGTTACGGGATAAATCAACCACAATTCCATTAAGGTTTCTGACATCTTTCTTTATTTGCTTAACCTTAGTGTAATTCTCCAACAACAAATTAACAGTTTTTTCATTTTTAAGAATACTGGAATAAGATACCTGCTCCTCTATAACTTCTTCTAATGAGGTGCACAAGTTTACCAATAGTTTCCGATTTGCACCTATTTCATCTTTGGACTTTACTTTACTTTCTAATACTTCCAACTTAATTTCAAAGTCTTGTAAAAAATCCCATTGCTTATAAGATTCTTTGTAAGCTTCAATGTTGGAGGTATTTGTATTTATGTCCTGAGTTACTTTAGTTATAATACTTTGCACATACTGAATACCTGTATCAATCTTTTCCAGTTTAGCAATCTTGTTAAAATGCTTTGCAACTTGTCCAGGAGTATCACTTAATAAGTAAGGAGCATCTAATTGTTCTTGTAAATTGATTGAATCGAAAGCCAAAGCTTTTTCAATCTCAACAGGAACATCAGTACCAAATGCTTTGAATAATAAAGGCTTATTACCTTTTACTTGCAGTTCATATTCATTAGTGGAATTGCCTTTGGTTCGTTTTACTCTAGTTCCATTTTTAAGAATGAGTTCTACAATAGTATCACCTCCCCAATTACTTCTAAAAGCATCTCCAGTGGGTTTATTTGTAATTACCCATCGTAATGCTCTAATAATTGCAGTTTTTCCTGAATCACTAAATCCTATAAAAATATTTACATTGTTACCAAACTCAATGAAAGTATTTTTATGGGATTGAAAGTTTTGTATCTGTAAGAACTGTACCATACTTTTATGTTTTAATAAATATCAGCTTCTGAGGCATCACATTCCCTCCACAACCGCCTTTCATATTCTTTGTTTGCTTCCTTTTGTAATACGTTTAAGTTGTCACCAACATATTTTTTAACATCTCCAAAAAGAAACTTTGATTCATACATATAAATCAAGTATGAAGCAGGAACATTTCCTATCTTTTCTCCTTCATATTTCCCAAAAGGCATTATAAAGGAATCAGTTATTTCTTTTTTCATTGTTTCCTAATATCAAATGATTGGTTAACATGGTTTGAATCTTCTACACCTGCTTGCCATCCTTCCCTATAAATACTTTCAAAAAAATCTACTTGTTTTTTATAATTTTCAAAAAACTGGCTTGGTGTTAAATTTAATCCTTGATGTAACTCTTTTGCCAAATTCATAAATCTATCCACATATTCTTCTCCTTTTGTCATACATTTATTTTTAAATTGTTTTTAATCTCCAATAAAATCCTCCTGCTGTTTGTGAGGACCCATTAACAGCTTTTGATATTGAATGTTTGGTTAGCTGTACTTTCCTTGCAGCGGCCGCCATATTATCATACTCTGCAAGTATATTACCTCTAACATCTAATTGAATTACACACTTACCATGTGCATTTTGTTTTCGTCCTTCATCAAATCCAATTGCATATAACCTTTCCAAATGAACAACAACATCCTGTTTATTAAACTGTAATAGTAAACCGTTCTTTATAAGTTCATCTGCTATTTTAGTAGCTGCAATTACTTGTTCCATTACTTCATTGTTTTTTATTCTCCTCAGCAAATTCCAACATCTCACTTGAATTAAGTTCAATTCGTTGATAATTGTTTTCAACTAATACCAACGAATCAGTATCTAAATACTCCTCAATAATAACCAAAACCTTTTCTCCTGCTTTAAATTTAATAGTAACAGATACTGCTCTTTCATAATCAATTCCTAACATTTTTAAAATTTTCAATGCGGAATCATCAGTTGATTGTATAACCATAATTTTTATTTTTAAGTTATTTCATTGTTTGCATTGCTTTTAAAACGGGACTAACTAATGATGCAGTATAATGTATTGAAAGGCTGTCTGCTACCGCTTCATCTATGTAAGATGAACCTGACCAAATTGCAATAATATTTCCTTTAGGTCCTTTTTTAACATTACCTCTTATTGGAACTTTATACAATTTATCAATAGCCCAAATAGTTTCTATCTTCTCACCTGATAACTTTCCTAATAAGGCTTTCTTGCTATCACCTTCACTATACCACTCTATTCCAATACCTGAACAAATAGAAATAGTCTGCATAATACCTTTTACTATTCCTATCGCATCAGCAGCAACAGCACTTTGACTCCCATGAGGTAATTCCGAAACAATAAACTTTATATTGTAGGTTTTGATTACAGATAACAACGATTCCACTAATACTGTTATTCTACTAATGGAATCATCTCCTTTCCTTATCCGCAACTTCTTATGATTAGATGCTGTTTTAATACACCCACAATCCAGTATTTTAGATTTTTGGTCTAGTACAGCCCACCCCCATGCAGTAATAGAAGGGTCACAGGCAAGTACATTGAAGGTATTACTGTTTTGTTTGGTTCGTTCCATTACTCATATTTATTTTTCCTACCTAAACGTAACTCCTCTTCAAACTCATCCCAAACCTTTTTAACAATCAATTGTAATGTTTTATACAATCCGTTTTCCTCAATTGTAGTAATAAGTTTAGTCCTAGTGCAACTGTCAAAGTCAAAATCTCCATTAAAGTTGATTTTAGCAGTCCCTCCTCCTGTCCAGTGTCCCATCTTAATCAGATAGTCAATACAACTACCAATATCATCAATACCGTAATCATAATAAATTTCAAACTCAACTCTCCTATGAGTACCTAGTATTTTGTTTTTGGTGATATTTACTTCTACACGGCTACCTATTGCAGTTTCTTTTTTCTTAATTTCCCCGATAGGCTTCAACCACATTTCATGGTGTGCATAAAACTTTAAGGCACGTCCTCCACTTCTAGTTTCTTTTGAAAAAGACCTTGGGTCAACATTATCTCTAGTTTGACTGATAATAAATAAAACACTTTTTGATTGTGCTAACCCGCTAGTAATATTACGAAGTATGCTACTACTTGCCTTTGCTTTAGCCATTCCGTAAGTCCCTGCATTGTCTTTTTTATCTTTTTCAATTGCATCAACCATTTCCTCCATCTTCTTTTGGTCTTCCATTGCATCTAAGGCATCATAGCTATCCAACACATATAAGAAAGGTTTATCCTTCTTTAATCTGTGAGTGATGTTAGCCTGAAAATGTTGCACAGTAGAACTGAAATGTTCCTCTTTTTCGGGACGTGCTGATACAATACGTTTAGAAGCACTTTCTCCAAACAGATATTTCATGTTAAAAGAATTAGCACGTTCTACATCATCATAAATGAAGGAGTAGTCGTCAAAGGATTCCTTCATATTAGCTTCTGCAAAAGCAGTTAATGCAAGAATAGTCTTGCCACCATGACTTGCTCCAATAATATTAATCATAGTACCTTTTTTAGCACCTCCTTCAATTGTACCTGACATTGCTAAATTAAGTAACGTACTACCCATTGGAACTAAATCATTAGGGTCAATATGATTATCCTCTTCAACTGCTTTAGATGCTTTCTTATTTCGGGAAAGCATCTGATTAGCTAAGGTTTTCTTACTACTGCTTCGTATCATGTCTAAATATTTTAATCATATTAGCAATAAAGGTTTCATCAAATCCTTGCTTCTTTAACTCTTCCGTAATCTGTGTAATAAACTTTTCTGATTTAACTTTCCTTTTCTTTGCATCTTCCCATTTAGGAATAAGAACAAGTTTAACAGTTTCTTGAACTAATTCCTTTTCAGATACCTGGTGTTTAGTTACATCATTGTACCAATCATCCAACAAAGAATTAATAATTTCTGTTTTGGAAAGACTGTTTACAATCCCATATAGTGTGAGGTACACGTATAAGTTTGTAGGTACATAAGCACCTACAAACTTAGCTGTTTTAACACCTTCACTATTTTTTTTAGTGAAAATTTTCATTTTATTTCCTTTTTAATTAGTTTGCATCCAAACAAGCATCCCACAATGGGCATCCATCACATTCTTCCAATTCGTCATTGTCTTTTCCGAATGTGCCTCCTGCTGGGCATTTATTTGTTTTTGCTTTTTTAGCAGACTCCTCTTTTACTTCTACTTTCTTTTTAAGTGCAGGTTCGTCCTCTTCATCATCATCCTCTTCCACTACTGCTTTTTTAGTAGGCTTTTTTGCTAGTGCAGCTTTCTTTTTAGGTACTTCAATATCAAGTGCCTCTGCAATTGCTACCTGCAAATCATAAGCCTCTTCAAAATCATCAACATCTACCTCCAACCCATGCGCCTCAACTACATCAATCAATTCAGTAATATCCATTTCTGAAATATCATCCCAATCTAATGTAGGAAGTTTCTTAGTAGGCTTTTTAGTAGGAGTGGCTTTTTTCTTAGGCGTTTCATCTTCATCATCCTCTTCCTCCACTAATTCACCTTCGTCAATTTCGTGGAACTTTGCAAACATTGCCTCATAAGATAATTCCTGTAATACATCGTCTAATGAAGGCAAATCACCTAAAATATCTGCATCAATAGCTTCCTCTCTATCTACGAAATCAATCCTACTTGCCTTAGCATAGGTATTTTTCATAAATGTTTCCTCATCCCAACGAACTTTCAACGTTTTACCTTCCTCTAAATCAGGAAATACTTCATTCTCCTCATTTTCTTCAATTTCCTCATTTAGCAAATTCTGAAAATTCCATTGTGAAAAATCAAACAGATGAACAACTTCTTCTAATTTCTTAATCCCTCTTGGAATTACATAATAAAGATTTCTGTTGCTTGGTTTCAATTCCTTGATTAATGCTTCATCAGCACCTTCTTTAATCAATTTCTTGCGGTACTCACAAATAGGACACTTCTTACCAAATGATGATAAACACACCACTGAATCATTATCAGTTCCAATACTTCTATGTGTTTTAAACGGGCGTTTGTACCACAAATCTCCTTTTTCAGCTACTCCTACTTCTGCATTTCTGTCAGGGTGATGATTATCGGTAATAGTGTATGGTATCACGTCAAACGATTCCTTACTACCCGGAGTAGGTGAATATACTTGCACACCTTTAGGGAGTATCAGATACCCATAACTACTTGCGGCATTCTTTTGCCGCCCTACATCAGACTTTACCTTTCCTCTAAAGGCACTCTGTTTTACTTTTTTAGCCATAATATTTAGATTTAATTAGTATTTCCTTTTTAACCTTGTTGCAACTCCTATATTTGCTTTTTCCTGCAATTGACTTTGCTCATACTCATACGATAAATCCCTTGGTACGCTAGGGCCTGCAAAGTAATTTTGCCCATGTAATTTTACTAAATTCTCTAAGGCTGTTTTTCTGCTAAAACTTATTTCATTTTTAGCCGCAGTTGCAATATTTAACTCGTATTGGGCATCTATTACATCTTTTTTAGCCTCAATATGATTTTCATGTTGCCTATAATACTGCTCAACATTAGCTACTGTAGGCTTAACTCCCTTTCCTAAACATTCCTCTGGGTCTTCGTTGGCTCTGTTTACCAACTGTGCTTTTACCAACTGAATGTGTTCCTCAGCTTCTTGTAATTTTTTAAAACAATCAGCATAATACCTCCCATACTTCATTGCAAGTGCAGGCTGGTTGAGCCACTCAACGTCTAAGGCGCTTTCATTGATTTTTACATCTTCCTCATAATCTAAATTTTCCATAGTTCAATGTTTAGTTTAAACTCCAAATGCTTCATCCAATAACAATAAAGTATTATCTCTATCAAATATTTCTTCCCATACATGATAGCTCCTATTACTTTCTCCTTGCATTGAGAAATACACATATATCCCAAAAGGAGAGTTACTCCCTTCATGTACAAAAGGCTCATATCTTTTGATTGCAGATAAACGATACCTTTTGTTTTTAATTTTAATAAATTCTTGTTTAGCCATAACTATTATATATTAAGTGAATAAATCCCAACCTGTTTCAAATATTTTAGAAGTACGTAATTTCCAAAAATCTTCCTCATACATTACATACCCATCATTAGTCAATACAGTATCTATGCCTTTAATAGTAGCCCATTCATCATAAGTAAAAGTGGTATGACTTACTTTCAATCCCGCTCTCATTCTTTCTTTAGCCTCTGTATTTGTCATACCACTTTACTATTAACTATTACACAAAGATAATCTATTATTTTAAATAAACAAACTTTTTTAAACTTTATTTTAATCCTACTTTTAACTCTTTACAACCCTAAGACACGCAAGAACTAGCCCAGAGAATCCCGAATTGTAAAAAGGTTCTACAAATTCCTCTAAAATCAATCCTGCTTTATCATTATCTGATTTTAACAATGTTCCACTAGCATATCCTAAAACGTGCCTACGAATACTTTCAGGATCTTGTTTCTGCAATCCTACTAATATAGTTCTAATCTGTGTCCACCCACTATTTTTCATCAATGCTTGGCACAATGCAAAACTTTCAGCAACTTCTTCCTCATACTTCTTAGCCTGTTCAAGTTGTTTATCTTCGGAAACACTTAAAACTTGGTCAAGTATTTGCAAAGCATTCCTGGGATGCCCTTTAGCTGATTCAATTATTTGTGCATAAACAGTAATATCTATTGAGGTTTCTTCTGCCTTTACTACTCCATATAGTAGTTTCTTCATTTGCTTGTCATTCAACAACTCCACTTTATATTGAACACACCTGCCTCTTAATGTAGAGATTATCTTTTGTGGGTCTGTGGTACATATTATAAAGTAAACGTGTTTTGGTGTATCCTCAAACAGTTTTAAAAAGGCATTTTGAGCATCAGTAGTCATTTTATGAGCTTCATCTAAAACCCACACACGAACACCTCCCATCATAGGAACATACTGACTTTGCCTTATTATTTCTCTAGCAGTATCAATACCTCTCATGTCAGCAAAATCTACCTCTTTATAATCAATATCAGATACTCCTAACTCATTTGCTATTATTCGAGCAATAGTAGTTTTACCACAACCCGTAGGCCCATGTAACATAAACACATGAGGGCACTTTGCTTTGTTGGCTATTAAGTTCTGTAATGAAACTACGGTCTCCTCATTACCTTTAATCTCACTTAATACTGTTGGACGATACTTTAAATATAGGTTCATAATTATGGGTAAATTAATGTTATTTGCATAGTTGTTAGGCCTCCTCTTTCTCTTAGCCAATCACGTTCCTGGGAAGATGGAGTAGGAGGCTGTTTAGTACACTCAAAACTCAATGTATAAGGACCTCCGTTTTCTTGTAAAGCACACAATTTTCCAATAAATACCATAAGAACTTCATTCTCTCTGGCTTTTATTTTTGCCTTTTCTTTTTCCTCTTTTGTCTTTTTCATAATTATATAGTTTTAAAATGGTAAATCAAAATATGTATCAGGGTTAAAATCTTCCTTAGTTGCCCAGCTTTTATCAACAGGACAAATTTCAGCATCAATGGATAATGGAATATTAATCCATTTCCATGCTTTAGGCAAATCAACAGTACCTACTCTTTGTACTATTTCCCAAACTTGCTCTAATTCATCTGGAAATACATCGAATACAATAGCATCGTGAATCTGTCCTACTATCCTAGTATTCATATTCCTTTTAGTAAGTTCTTTATCAATACGAATAAGAACCCACATTAAACAATGAAAAGCAGCACCTTGTACGGGGTAATTTATAACATCATTCTTACTCATAGGACCTCTTGCATAAAATCCTGTTTTAAAAGGAACTACTCCTTCTTTTTGATACATTTTATACCAAGATTCTTTCCAGGCAGCATACACACTAAAACGTTTTTCCCAAAAGTATTTTTCTATTCGTTGAATGTGTTGGGTGAACTTAACAATCCCATTTATTCCGTTTGCAATTAAATGGTCTGAAATGAACGTACCATCCTCAAACTGAATCCCTTGTCCTTTTTTCCAATTAGCATCCTGTAACTTTATCCATTTAGAAGCAATTAATTCCGCACAATTTTTATAATAATCTCCATAAAATTCAGGAAACACAAATCCATTCTTTGCAGCACCTCTTAATAGTTTGTGAGAAGGCAAAGACCTATCTAATTTATCTAAAAAGAATATTTCTTTGGCAATATCTCCGTGCATATCAGAGCAAGGGTCATTTAAGTATGCAATCATTGTAGGGTCTTTATGGTAACATGCGGCAATACTAACTTCCAAACCGCTGTAATCTACCTCAAACAACTGATTTCCTACTCTAGGGAAAATAGACTTTCTTACAGTCTGCATGGCAAATTTATCACGTTTAGGTATATTCTGAAAATTAGGGTCATTAGAACTACTCCTGTACGTCCTTGCTAAATGTAAATTAAATGATGGGTGTATTGCACCTTTGATTTGTTCCCTATCAAAGGCCTTTAAATATGTGTCCTTTACTTTAATCAGTTTTTGCCGTTCAATAATTAAATCTAATTCAGGAATATTAAGAACTTCTAATGCTTCCACATCCGTACTACCCATTCCAGATTCAGTAAGTTTAGTAGGTTTTATCTTTTTAACACCATATAAAAAATCACCTAATTGTTTTCCACTATTTAAATTTATAGTACCTTTTACAGTCTTATTCCACTCTTTATAAAAATCACTTTCCTTTATTTTATGTTCACAAGCAAATATTTTCTTTTCCAACCTAACTGTTTGTGTGGCAATGTAATCCGTATCAATACGGAGTCCTTGTCGTTCTGCTCTCGCCAATGCAAGAATACCTTCATGAAACAATTGATATGCCTCTATTTCATTTTCAAGTAATTGTGCTTTTTGTAATGTTGCCAATCTATACTCATAAATACTATCATAAGCACAATATTCCAACAACATTTTTCGTTTAGATGGAACTTTCATTAACTCCTCAACTCTATTAATTCCATTGGCACCATCTTGTTCAGATGCTTTTAAATAAGGAGCAATTTCACTATCATAATCAATTATACCAAATTGAACATAAGTTTGAAACTTTAATCCTGTTATTCCTGTGCGATTATCTAATTGATGTGTAGCCAACATAGTATCCCAAAACCAATTCTTTACCTCTGTTTTTAATCTAACGTTACTCCAATTATCTTCAAACTTCATATTTTGTGCAATTTTCCCTACTGATTCATTTTTAAGTAAGTCAATAAAAGGCTGTCTTTCTTTTTTATTATTAGGCATTTCAAACACATACACGGTATTTTTTGATATTGCCACTGATGCACATATAATTCTATGTCCTACAGCATGTGGTTTTATACCTGTAGTTTCATAATCAAATGAAACAATAGTATTTTGAATCTTATTTAACGGACTAAGGTCATCTGAAATATCAATAATAGTAGGTGTATCATATGTTCGCAATCTAGGAGTAATTGCTAATTTACCAATACGTGCTAAATCTTGTTCAAATATTAATTGATTAATAGGGTCTTTTTTATGCAAATCCTCAACTGAAAAAACAGGACAAATCCATACTTTTAAATCTTGGTCGGGAATTTGCCATCCTCTCCACTTATCAATTGTACCAAAGTCTTTTTTCCACCTATCTCCTATTAAAGAATATAAAGCATCAATCCCAAATGCCACTATAATATTAGGTGTATGCTCTTTAATCAACCCTAATACTTCTTTCCTACAACAATCAATTTGATAATTTGTAGGGTTTTCCTTAGAATAACATATAGTTGAATACGTATTTATACAATCATCCTTTAAAGAAATCCCTACTTTACTGTAAGCCTTTTCTAAATAATCATAATACTTTTCCTGGAAAACACCTTTTCGTATATCATCTAATTTAGATGGGTGTGGTCCTACATTAAGTATTTTTTTATTAAAGGTACTAATATGCTGTAATTTAGGAGAAGTGCATTTTAAATGTAATCCACAGGAAGTACACGAATACACCTTACCGTCAGGACGGGTACTAGATTGTGTTTCTTTTTTAGTGAAAAAGCCTTCCATAGTTTTAAAATTTAAAAATGAATCTTTAAAAATATACTTTTTAACTTGTTATTTATAAGCTAATTAAAAGTATATTTTGATATATAAGAGTTAGGCACAATTTAAGAAACTGCCCTGCCTTTACATTTCCCCCATGAGAAACATTTTTCTTTGATACATTCTTTACATCCAGTTTCGTGCCATCCACATTCTTCACATCCATAAGGCGAGGCTTGTACCGAATAAGCCCCAAAACCATTATCAACCCAATCTGTATGCAATTCATTGTTGCATTTTGGACAGTTAAATTTAGGTTCTTTATTAAAAGTGTTTGAAAAATTATCCATAATCAAATAAACTGTGCCTAACAAACAATATAAAACAGTTGCCGTTAAGCTATTTACTAATTTTGAAACGTCTTATAAGGCAACCGTTTCATATTGCCGACCGTTATGCCTCATTTAAGACATACACGAACTCAATTTCTTTGTCCTTACTAACTGACCATTCGACAACTTCTGGAAAAGGATTATTCCAAAAATCGTAACCTTGTGTTTCAAACCATAATTCAATTATCTTATCAACTAATTGGTGTGAATTAACATCTATCTTCCAATCTCTATCAGAATTAACAAGCGGATAAAGTTGTTGAATTTCCGATTGTGTTAATACCTTAGATAAACGAGGCATAACAGCACCTATATTTGATTGCGGTTTTTGTGGTAAATCATTCATTTTTTGCTCGTATTAAAGTTTGTACTAAATTGATACTGTGTTGCTTCGTAGTCCGCAACCAAACATAGCCGCGGAGCGTTAGGCAACATTTGTCATCGCTCAATTTACGGATTAACACTATCACAAAAAAAATCACAACAATATCCGCTTATTACAGGATGCCCACAATGTTTATATGGTCTAATTGTTAGACATATCCTCTTGCTAAATTATTAGCTTCTTTCTCCCATTAATATTGTAGAATAGATTGTACTTCCGAAAGAAAACACTAATAATCTTCCTGTATATTTCCCTACCTTGGTTTCTTTTACAATTTCCTGTAATAATGATACAATAATCATAAAAGTAACATCCTCTCCTTTATACGCTATTTTAGCTTTTTCCTCAAACCTCCCTGTATTTGATTTACTGCTTACAGTTATTTTACTATTAGTAATTGCAATAGTTACATAAGTTTGCATTCCTACTGCACTTTCATTAAAAATAATAGCTCTATTAAGTATTTCTAAAATGTTGTCAGGAAACACTATATCCTTCCCTTCATACTTTCTGAAAGGAGTAGTATTAACAAAAGTATCCTCAAATATACGGCAACTCAATACTACATTGTTTTCCGTCTTAAAATGTACCCATGCTTTACCTAATGAAATATGTGTAGGTTTTATTGATACAATATAAGGCACTACGGTAGCAGGTAACAAGAACGTCCCAACAGGTATTTTGTTTTTCATTTCTACAAAGGCAACTCTAAAGCCATCTGTGCCCTCTATAAATGTTTCCGCTACATGTACACACGTAAGTATGGGACGAGTAAAGTCACTCCCACAAGCATGTTTTACAAATGATATTCCTTGGAGGAACTCAGCATCTAAAGGTTTCCATTTACTAATCTCTCCAATAGAATCAATAGGTAGTGTGCTTTCCGTTTTTAAAGCTAATTCTGCTTTTGCTTTACCTGATAATAGTGTAAGAGTATTACCTTCTACGGTTACTGTAATCTCTTTTCCTACAGTTTTGCTTACAAAGCCTAACAATTCAGTAGCATTAACTTCTCCTTCAAAATCAATTTCAGGAATAGGTGCCGATACACTTACACTATCATTAAAGGTATGCACTTTACCTTCTGTGAAATAAAATGAAGTGCTTCCTATTAATGATTCTTCTTTCCCAGCTAAACCGTACTTTACAGTTTCTAGGATTTCCTTAAATGTTTTACGTTCTATTATCATATTTATTCAGATTTTAGTTTCCATACTAAAATAATTTATTTGTTAATTGGTATGTTTGTTCTTTCCTAAATCTATTTAACCATTCCTCAAAATATAAATAAGTCCTAACATTAATACACTCTCTAACGGAATACTTTTGTAAATCCTCATACGTGTACCCTTCTTTTTCAAACAATGCTAATAAATTAACCTTATTCTTAAAATGACCTTTGTACGACTTTAAAGAACCTACTGCAATCATATTAAATGGTTTCAGCATGTTTGTAGGTAACTGTACATCATAACCTTCTTTTGGATATAATACACTTCCTGTCGCTGCAATCATTCTCCAACTAATAGCATCACAGCTAGTCCAAGGTAAACTTTTCAATAACTCAGGCACCATTACTGCAAACCCGTGTGTTTTTACCTTAATGTTCTTTTTATACAGATACTCAAATACTGCATTTATCCAAGATGCTTTAGAGGCGTTAGGCATATCATTTGCAGGACTTACTCCTATGTAATCAACAATATCTACCATCCTGTCTAACCATTTGAAATCTTCTCCTTGATGAAACACATGTATTGGGTGAATACCGTTTTTAATCAATGTTTTTAAATTCAAATAACCTTGCTTTGCTGCGGCATTTATTAAACTTTTGTTTGCTGTTAATGATTCAATACTCCCTGTTATCTTGTTGAGGGATTTAGTCTTTCCTGCTTGTCCCGGGATTACATCAAGATTAACTACATACAATCTTTTGTTATTGTCTAATGCTATATCCTGAGCTTCCTTGATATAGTTGATATATAAGTTCAAATCAACAAATTTATTCTTATTCCAAGCTGAAAATGCACCTGAATCTAATATTATATTTCCTTGTTTGTTTTCTGACATTTTTATCCAATTATGAAAATCTTTTGGATAATTAAATGATACTAACCGATTATGGACACCTAAGTCAGTTTTAGGTGTCCATGCTCCAGCAAAATAAAGTTTAATCGGCTTCATAATCAGCCACTACATTGATTTGTGTTCCTCCCCTTGCGTTGAATTTGCCTGTAACTAACATACTTACAGGGTGACATGCAAACACACAATCTTCCAATATCTTATTGACTATTGTTTCCATGAACATTCCTTCATTTCTGTAAGCCATAAAGTACAATTTTAAGGCTTTTGTTTCAAGACATTTTTTATCCGCAATATAATTAATTGCTATTGTAGCAAAGTCAGGTTGACCAGTCTTAGGACACAAGGAAGTAAATTCATTAAATACAAACTCTGTTAAATACTTCCTATTTGGATACTGATTATCAAAAGTTTCCAACATACTTACATCAGGAGAATCATATTTGTATTCCGTTCTAGCACTACCTAACTTAGTTAAGTTTTCTGTATTATCTTTTGCTATTTCCATTTTATAATTTAATTAAGGTAAATAATTCTGCCTTAGCACTTGCATCGGTCATAAATACTCCTTTTAAAGAACTTGTCACCATTGTAGAATGCTGTTTTGATACTCCTCTCATTCGCATACACATGTGGCTTGCCTCTATGATACATGCAGCAGCTTTCGGTTTAAGAATCTCCATTAAAGCTGTTGTAACTTGTTCCCCAATTCGTTCCTGAATCTGCAAACGCCTTGCATAAATATCAACAAGCCTAGCTAATTTAGATATTCCTATTACTTTGTCTCCAGGGATATATGCTACATGTGCTTTCCCGTAAAATGGTAACATGTGATGCTCACACATTGAAAACATCTCTATATCCTTCAACAAAACAATTTGGTCGTATCCATCTGCTGCAAATGTTGTAAGAACGTCCTCAGGTTTCTGTTTATATCCTGCATATAATTCATTCCAACTTTTTATTACACGTTTAGGAGTATTAAGTAACCCTTCTCTATCAGGGTCCTCTCCAATTGCTGCAAGGGTGTACCTAATAACACCTTCATCCATACTATCAACTAAGTTCATACTGAATTGAGTCTTTTAGATTATTTGATTCAAATGCTTCCAATCTTTCATTACAAGAACCACATTTTCCACATGCAATGGGTTGGTCTTTATAACAAGTTCTAGTTAATTCATATGGAACATTTAATGTGTTTCCTATGGCAACAATATGTGCTTTTGAAAGATTTATAAATGGAGTGTGTACATATACACTTCCTCCCGTAGATAACAAAATAGTTTTGGTAATACTTTCAATAAAATCAGGACGACAATCAGGGTAAATTGCATGGTCTCCTGCATGTACTCCCAAATATATTTTATTTATTTGCATACTCTCAGCATATCCTGCCATTATTGTTGCAAAAATAGCATTACGACCTGGAACTACTGTTAATTTCATATTTTCTTGTTGGTAATGCCCCTCAGGAATATCTCCTCCATTCATCAATAAATTAGAATGAAAATGAGTAAATACACCAGTCAAATCAAATATTTTAAAATAAACAGGAAATCCTTTTTGTTTATAATAATCAATTACGTTTAAGGCACTTTCCATTTCAAAAGGATTGTGTTTAGAAGGGTATTTAAAGAGTGCACAATGTACCTCTTTACCGTCGTGTAAAAGGACCCCCAACAAAGTTGAGGAGTCCAATCCACCTGACAGAGCTATAACAACTCTTTCCATCTTTTATTTCTTTTTGCTGAATGACATTAAACCATCAGCATCTTGTACAATAAGTTTGGCAAACTTGTTGTACTTAGGATTTTTACCATCAGTTAAGATAGTTTGATTTGCTGCCTTAGTAACTTGTGGAAACTTTTTACACATCATTTCCAAAAGTTCTTTTTTGGAATATGTTCCTTTTGCAATCAAAGGAGTCATGTATTCCACACGTTCGGCAGTAGTTACACGATTTGCAGGAACAACTCCTTTTCCTTTTACAGACTCGGCTGATACAACCTTATTTTCTGCTTTCTTTACAGGAGCAGGTGTGTCAAGCAATTCCAAAGCACGTACACGTAATTTGTCCACATTTTTCTGCAAAGCTAATCCCTTACGTAAAGGCTCCAATACATCTTCTTCTTTAATAAGGGCTTTTAATTCATCAAGGTCAGCATCTTCTACCTGTGCTTTGAAATCATCACCATCCTCTTCAACTTCAACAGGCTTTTTAGCTGCTTTCTTTTTAGGGGCTGGTTCATCCTCTTCATCTTCATCATCCTCCTCAGGTTCAGGCTCCACTACTTTCATTTTTGCTTTTGTAGCAGAGGCTTTTTTAACAGGAACTTCTTCCTCTACTTCTTCTTCCTCTACTTCTTCTTCCTCTACTTCAACACCTGTATCATACCCTAATTCAGCAAATGCCTTCATAGTTTCAGGAGTGAACACATCCTCTTCAAAATCTACCAATGCAATTGCTTCTTCCACCTTTTTCTGTAAATCAGGTAAGGATACACCTGCTGTCTTAATTGCTGGGTCAATCCCAAGCACATCATTTAACTCTAAGGCTAATGCCTTCATCGCTTTTAAATCCATAATTTATTTGTTTATTAATTATTAAATTGATTACTTCCTAAAAATTGTACGTATTAATTTTCCTGCATTTGTATTAATAATATCAAGAACTGCAAAGCCTTTCTTTTCTGCCATTTCAGTCAAGTGAATGTCATCCTCGCTTTTAGCCATTTTTAATATAAAAGGAGGACTTCTATCCCTTTTAGTAGTAAAAAAGAATTGTTTTGGTAGCTTTTTTGCTTTCAATTCCTTGCGTAATGCTCTACCACTTTGGTTAGGTTCGGCATAAATAACATTTTTAATACGATGCATTTGGAGTACGTTTTAATTTTTAGTGAAATATAGTGAACACAAAGATAGCATAATATTTTTAATATGCAAACTTTTTTTAAACTTTATTTAAAAATAGCTATACCCCCGTTTTCTTATCCCAAATAACTACATGCTCACGTGTGGAATAACGTACTCCCTGCTCTATTGCAATATTTAGAACCGTTTCCCTGTTCCGTTCTAATTCTTCACGGGTAGCACCTTGCGGCATAAGTATTATTTGTGACTTTTTTATCAAAAGAATTTTAATAAAATCTACCTCTATTTCATCCCAATCCTCTTGCTTTGATACTACAAACTTAAACCAACTATTTGAAAGTGCTGCTAATTTTTGTAAAACATGGAATTTGAATCTTGCTGCATTAGAATTACCACTATTGATTAATTTAGGACTATTATTCCAGCAAGAAATATACTTTGTTAATAAAGTACTTGGCATTATAGTACATTCATTTTCAATTTCAATGTAAGGAACAAAACCGTATCGTTCAACAAATCCTTGTATAAAACTAAGTAATTGAAATTGTTGTTTTAAAGGACTACCTCCTGTTATCACTAAATGTTGTCCTACTCTTAATTTTCGTATCAAATCAAATTCAGGATGTTCCATCATTTCATACAGTTCCATAAACGAATAAGGATTTCCAAATCGCCATACTTCTTGCGTGTCACAAAACCCACAATCTAAAACACACCCCTGAAAACGGAGAAAAGCAGCAGGGCATCCCATATTTACACCTTCTCCTTGAATTGTGTCACAAAAAAATTCCGATATTTCTAAAAACCCATTATCCATATCAACGTACATACGTTTTCTGCCCGGGTCAGCAGCTATTAATGTTTTAGGATTCATAATTACATATTTGGAACGAACCTACAATTTGTTTTGGGTGTTTCGCTAACTTCTACGGCAGAAACACACCACAACATAGTTTGAAACTTGTTGTAAAAATACTCTGCCATATTTTCAGCAGTAGGGTTAAAATCAAGTACATGATTCAGATGTTTGTGGTCTAGGTTATCATCAATCCATTTTTTGATAATATCCATTCCTCTGTAATCATACACAAACCCTACATTATTCAGTACGGCATTTTTTAGTTCTACTTTTATTACGTAATTGTGACCGTGAAGTCGACTGCACGGATGTTCCTCAGGTAAACCATCTAATTGATGTGAGGCGCTAAACGTAAATTCCTTAGTGATTGTAAACATATTTCCTCCTTTTTTAAATGAACAAGTAAAAACCGGGGATGTCGCACCCCGGTGGGCGATTTAAGCAACCATTCTTAATGGCTGATTAAACATTTGAATTGTTTTGCCGTTTAAAGCACATAAACACCCTCCTTATCCCACTATTTCGCTGTCAAAACCAAGTCAGCCCCTTAAAACCAGTTTATAGAGTTATTGGTAACCTCCCACTTTCTAACTGCAAAGTGGAGCTGCCGGGAGTCGAACCCGGGTCCAAACAAAACGTCAAAATAAATCAACGGATATTTAATATTTTACAAATATACTTATTTATATGATTGTAGAAAGGGCCTTCCTTTCTTTAAATTCTGCAATACTGTAACCTCATCCTTATAATTGAAATCCTCTTCCCTACTTATTATCTTATTTATTCGCATTATTCCTAATTTCTTTTCTCTACCGTTCTTGTCTTGATTTAACCCATACATTGCGGTAACGTGTGCATACTTTCTTTTGTCCTCACTAAAATTATGCAATGACAACCTATCAGTATCATAACTATCCGCATCCGCTTGTGTAGGTGAAATAACTAAGGGTAAAATCTCTCCTATTTTAGTTTGACTTAATGAACGTAATTCTTTCCAAGTCTGATTCTGTTGGTGTCTAAATTCCATCTTTACACTTGGTACTAATAAATCCGCATAATCAATTAAAATAATATCAGGTGCAAATCGTTCAGAATCCCACCACGTTCTTAAAATATCCTTTATATTAGATACTGACAATGTTCCGTTAGCATGTGTGGATAATTTAAAATTCCGTTTATTCCTGATAAAAAACTTCTTTACTAACTTAATCATTCCTTCTTCATCGAGAGGACGAACTTCCTCTACTTTCTTTACAAACGGTACCCCCCATTTATGCTTTGCATACTCTAAACAGTTCCAACAAGGTTGATATTCAGGGCGTTCTTTTGCTGCATCCACTAATTCCTCAAAAGTCTTTTTCCTTATTGTTTCTTCATCATCTCCATCAAATAAAGGTACATCAAATTCTCTTAATTTATGCACACATTCTCCTGTTTGATTGTGGATACAATCTCTTACCGATTCATAATGTACACCACAATATTTCTCTAAATTACTTCTTTTAGCTAAATAAACACCAATTCGTTTTAATTGTTCACCTTCATTCATATCTCCCGCTTGAAAAAAAGCTACTTTTCTCCCTTGTCGGGATGCTTTAATAGCAAGTTCTAGGAGAATAAAGCTCTTACCCCTCTTTTCAGAAGCCATAAAACTAACAAAAGAACCTCTAGTAAACTGACTATTCCAAAATTCACCCAATGCCTTAGGAAAACATATAATAGGTTGTCCTACTTCTGCAAATGCTTGTCGTATCCTATCTAAATGTTTACGTTCACTTAAATCAATTGTGCTATCCTCACTATCAGATAAAGGTGAAAATTGATTGACAAATTCCTCAGCATTTTTAATACGTTCCTCGACACTCCCTACTTTATTTGATAGCAAACTATCAACAGATTGTGAAAGTATCTCTAATCTACGTTTCCTGAAGTACTTAAACGTTTCCGTGTATAAATACTCAACATTGAAATCTTTATTAGTATATTCAGAACTTAACCCAGGCAATATATCCTCTTCAATCTCCTCAGCAACATCTTTATTCAACCCTTCCCTAATCTTTTGTAAAAGAATTCCTTCTATATTATTTTTAGGAGCAATTTCATGGTCTTTGTAATATGAAAAAACCCAGGTAGCAATTTGTTTAGCCACCGAAGATTCTATGTAATCATTATTCCAAATACCTTTTACTTTTCTAAGGTATTCTGTGGAAACTATAAGTCCTATAATTATTTGTCGTTCTATCATATTGCTAAAGGTAATTTATGTAAAACTTGTGTACTTACTTGGGAATATATTTCAATAGTTCTTTTAGAATAATTAAAATATTTTAGCTTTTGTTCATACATCTTTAAAATAGTATCATGTTTATCTTTCATAATCAAATAGTTATACGTTAAAATTGATATATAATAGTTAGGCACAATACTAAGACCGTGCTTCGTTGATACATTAGTTTAAGTTTGGAAAATGTTCTTTTAAATATTTACTAATCATCCAATGTTTAAGTTTTGGTGTGGCAGTCATATTATATAGTTCTTTCCAATCAACACTTTGAATAAGTTCCTTAATCTTATCTTTATATTCAATGTTTATTATAGTAAAATATATTTGTTGACAATACTGTCCGTCATATTCACAAATTTTACCAACACTTGCACCAAATCCACACACACTAAAATAATAAGTTTCAGGAATTTTATCGTTTCTACTTTTACCAGTTGCAACACCAGTTAATTTAACATCTTCCAAATCGAAGTTTGGTTTTTTGTTTAAACCATTTTTATTTCTTTTGTATATATTTAATACACAATGAACGGTTCTATCACTATATTTTCTTTTACCCAAATCCTCGCTGTTAACCAAATCAAACTCATACATATACATATTATTGTTTAATTGGCTTATTGGTAATATAAAAGAAACATAATCACCTTGCGTTATTGCTTTCTTAAAAAACTGTACACTTGTATAATTTCCTTTACCGTAAGGTGGGTTTCCAATTACACATCTACCTTTAAAATATGGTAAATCTAATTCTAAGTAGTTTTTTTGTTCAATATTTTCCGCTTCTGGTTCAATATCAAAAGCAAGGTAATTGTTATCTAAATAAGGTAAAAATACACCTGCCCCTGCACTTGGCTCTAACCATTCTGTTATATTTTCAACTCCAATTACTTCCTTTGTTTTCTTTACACAATATTCCGCTAAATCAGAAGGTGTGTAGTATTTGTCTAAATTTATTTTTGCCATTTCTAATTAATTTTAAATTTGTAAAAAGTACTGTGCCTAACACCGTGTATAAGCAATGGCACGGATAGTTTTGTGTTAATTTTAAAGTGTGTACAAGTGCCACTGCTCATACACGAACCGTTGTGTGCAATAGCCTTTCTTCGTAGCAAGGTTACTGCTTAATAAATCTTTTTTATTTAATTTTTTGCCAGCCCGCCTCAATTTTTTCAAAACTGTAAGGAAAAAACTCTGCCATTGTTTTGCCACTTAACCACCATTGCATCGCAAGTTCTCCATCAAAGTCAGTAGCACAGCTTAATTTCCATTGTGGATTTTTAATCATTCCTTTTGTTATTGCCCGTTTAATTGCATCATAATATTTAGGGTACAAATCAAATTCAGCCTGTCTTGCACCTTTTCTACTTACCAATGGGCAACCAACACAACCAAGCCTAAAAGCACCCGTTTTGTAATGTGGAGCAAGTTCAATATTATACTTATCAATCAATTCGTACACATCATCATCTTTCCAATCGTAAATAGGGTAAATGTGTTGGCTACCTTTTTGCCATTTGCGGTTATCACATTGAACATAATCTCTATTTTGCCTATTTCTACTTTCAGCACTTCGCACACCCTCAAATACATTTTTACCAACAGAACCATACTCTTTCAAGAACTCACAACAAAATCTATTTAATCGTGTGGGCAATCCTTTTCGCTCAACTAATTGGTAAAATGATTCCTTTGGTTGTAGTATTTCTGTGTGCGGGTAATTTGATTTAATATGACTAATTGTTTTAGGTGGGTCAATTGTAGTATTAGTATAGTAGCTTTTATAGTCTATGCCGCTTTTCTGCAATAAAAAATCAACTACAGCACTATCCTTTCCGCCACTATTTCCAGCGTTTAAATTGGTCATATTTCTACCAATTGTTTGTATAAACTTTATTGCTTTATCTTCTAAAATCATAAAAAACCCCTCCCTAAAAAATTAAATAAAAAAGTGTTTGTACTTCGATTGAACAGAAAAAAGCTACATGCACACAACACACGGTATAAGCAAAAACCGTTGCAGTGCGTACGTCAAAGTATGTAGTTCTAAATCAAGTTCATATCGTGTTGATAATGTTGTGTTTCAAAATCGGTTTCAGCTCATACCGTCACCGTTAGTTGCAAGCATAGAAACCGCCTGCCACTTTGATAATTTAGAGCGATTCGAGAGCTTCACGAGCCGCTTTCTGTTTTGCTTCTTTTTGATTAATTCCAGAAGCTGTGAAAATTTCACCATTTGGAAGTTCAATTTCAACAGAAATTACTGGACAATGGTCAGCACCTACTTTGTTTGTTACTCTCGTTTCAATGTTTGCTCCAAATCTCTTTTGGATTTTTTCAGCAAGTTCTACAATCGGATTTGTGTTCATTTCGTTTAAGTTTTTAATAGTTAATAAATTTTTTTCTATTTTCTCAAATATGCCTTTAACAGCAAATCTGATGTCTTTTTCTTTTACTCGCTTATTTGAAACATTAGCAAGTAATTGTTCTGTTGACTCAGGTTCGTTCTCAACGAGAAATGAGAATTTTTCGTCACCTTCTTTTTGGTAAAAAAAACTATTGTTTTACCGTTTTGACTAAACTTTTTCATTTTGATAAGTATAAATGCCAGCCACTAACATACAATAACCGCAAGTGGGGGCTGGTTGCCAGCTTGAAGTTATCTGCTCCTAATTTAGTTTACGTCAGGTTGAAAGGTCGGTGCATTTAATCCCCCACCTGACGGTTATTGTCAGCCGTTAGCAACCAGCTTTTAGAAGCCTCCATCCATTTACTTTATCAATCTCAAAACTGTTGTTTTCAATGTGAAATCCATCTTTATAGAATTTATTGAAATGGAGGCTAAAAACACCCCTATATTTACGCTTCCCTACTAATAGCATTAATGGTTTTGAAAAATACCTATTCTTTTCTGAGGCTTTCGGTAACTCATATTTAGGCGAAATAAAACCGTTTGCTAACAGCGTATTAACTTTATTGCCTTCCTGCTTTTTAGATATATTTTCCATAATTCGATATTTTAGTGGTTGTTAATAATTATTTTTATTGGCAACAAAGCCAATACGCAGCCGTTGTGTGCAATAGCCTTTCTTCGTAGCAAGGTTAGTACTTAATAAACTTTTTTATTTAATTCTTTGCTCCCTGTTTAGTTTTTTTTATAAATATCGTCCATCACTCGGTTATTTTGTGATAAATATATAGCCCTACTAAATTAAACGCTATTACAAGCCCCCAAAATTCCCAAGTAAACACATCTATACCTGAAAATGCAAGTAGTGCTCCTATATAAATAGCCCAAATTATTATAAATACTATTTTCTTTTCTGCTATTGCTTTCATTATGGTACGTTTTAATTAATAATTGAAGCACAAATATATACAAATATATTTAATATAAACAAACTTTTTTTAAAAACTTTTTTAAAATAATTAATCTTTAGTTGTGAATACTATACTTCCAGCATGTTCCTGTAATCTACGCAAAAGACGTTTACCATTATCCGATACTGCAATTTCTGCTTCGGTTAAATTTGTAGTAATTAAAGTAGGTAAAAAACTACTATGCCTATAATCCACAATAGTGTATAGAATATTCATTGCATATTCAGTTACCATCCCTCCTGAAAATAAATCATCAATTAATAGTACCTTAGCCGTTTTGTACGTATCATATACGGAACTTTCTGAAATATCCTTATCATTAATTGCTTGTTTGAACTTTTGTATAAGTTCTGAATATTCCACGTACACCACTTTACAAGTATTCAAAGGGTAACTAACAGAAATTATTGAGGCTATTATATATTTAGATAACAAAAATAACGTCTTTCCTGAATGTACTGGCCCTGTAAGAAACATTGAACCAACTGATAACGTTGTATAATCAGCCAATTCATCATTGCTTAAATAGTACTTGTATGTTTCAGAAAGCACCTTAGGAGGAATTTTTAGATTGTGTAAAACGGTATATACTTTTGCTTCAAATATTTCCATAGGCTGATGTTTCTTTGTAATACTTGGATGAATTTTAAAAGCATCATTTTCAGGAATTACTAAATTTTTTACTAAATCCTCAAGATGCTGTTGAATTACATTGTGTTTCATATCTGTATATTTATTAGGTTTAGATTCCTACGTGTAAAATTTAAAGTATAATAGTAAAGTAGTACATTATCACAACTATTTGAAAGCCTATTCATTTAAAGTATATTTCCTATTGTCACATTATTTTTTTAACTCCTGAATACGCTGATGGAACTAAATAATTATCAAAATTGTCTGTTGGATTTGCTGGCAAGCCACTTCTTAGTAGTTTACTTTTGGAACTGTTATTTTGTTCAAAATTGTATGATTTCATTTCAGAAGCATTATCTAACCACCCGAAGTTATTTAACCAAGTTGAAGGGTGTTTAATAAACTTTGGGTCTTTCCATCGTTCACTATTTTTTTGGGAATGAATTGCTTTTCTTATTTCAAGCCAATTAGGGACATTATCTTGTCTAGTACATATTCTATTCCAAATAGCTAAACATTTTCCTTTATCTATTTTCTTTGGGTATAATTTCCAAAATATTTCAAATTGAGATTTTTGTATTTTAGAATTTTTGGAAGTAATTGTTCTTTTTAATTTGGAATTATTATCAATTAAATTTCCAAAATTTTTCTTTATTATAATTTCTTTTTTATTATCATTTATATTATAATCTATTATATTATTGTGTACAGATTCTTTACTACCCCCCCGTACAGATTCTTTACTACCCCCGTCAAGTTTCTGTATGGGTAGTACAGATTCTTTACTACCCCTGTAAGATACAGCCCTATACTTGTTCCACGTGATATTGTTTTTTATTTCCTGCTCTTTTATTAAATATCCTTTATCTACTAATTTTTTCAAAACTTCAATTATTGTGGTACGAGATACATTTACCCATTTAGTTAAGTAATTTATGCTTCCTATAAATTTAGAAGTGTTGTCTTGGGAAAATCCATAAATAATAGCAAACACCATTAATTCATTTCCTTTTAATTCTAAATCAGTTACCATCCACGATTGAACAGTAAAGTACGTCCCTTCTTTCATAATTCCTAATTATTAGTAACGCAAAAACCTTTTAGCGTTCGGAGTGGCAGTTCCTAATAGCTAAAAGGTTTTGTTTTTATTATTTTGTATATTTTTAAACATCTGCCACAATGTTTTTTAATTTCTAAAGAAAGTGAGCGGGAGGTAAAACGTACAAAATCTTCCTCCCTTTAAGTTTCTCACTTGAACTGCAAATGTAACTATAATATTTTGATTGTGCAAATAAATATTATCTGTACTTCCCTTTCAATATATTAGATACTAAGGTGTTAGCTTCACTTTGCAGCATACTACCAGGGTCATTAACTATTGGTACTCTATACGCTGTTACTCCTCTAAATTTTAAATCAGCCACTAATTTATTAGCCTGAACGATAGCTTGTGGGTCATCGTCGTAGCATACTGCAACCTCTTTAAAATTATTTGCTATTATTCTTACTTGTTTGCTTTTGTACTGTATTCCTGATGTTGCAAAACTTTTAGTACCTAATCGCCATACATCAGTAGGGCCTTCAACACATATCCCAATACTATCCCATTCAGATTGTTTACCATACAGTATTTCTTTATGAGGAATTTCCTCAATCTCCTTAGGGCAGGCTTGATACTTGTTAAGATGTTTATCAGTTGCATCCCTACTATCGAAGGTTACTATCTTACCATCCCATTCAAAGGGTATTAGAATACGATGTTTATAATTAAGTTCTTTTAACATTGCAAGAGGCCCTAATGATTGCAGTTTCCATAGTTCCTCTAAATAATCAGGGTCAAAGTTTCTCCCTTCTAAATACTTTTTATGATGAGGAAATAAAGGATGAACATCATTTGGAAAAGTAAAAGGAATTTTATCAGTTTTAGGAGGCTTCGTCTGTGGTGTTAATGTTATTCCATATTGTTTTACTAAAGTGTAGGATTGTGATTTGCTTATATGTAGCAGACTTGAAATGCCATCTATGATAGTATGATGTCCACACCTCCAGCAATAATAGTAATTTTCCTCTATATTAAACCCTAAATGTAGTCCCTCATTACCAGTGCAAAAAGGACAGGCTGTATTAGCCCATCCTTCCCTACAATGTTTATGTCCTTCTGTTCTGTAAGGGATAGAGTAATCCCGATAAAGGTGTTCTATATCCATGCGTTCTGTATTATCTTAATTGTATTTCAATAATAGCTAATTGACCTACTACAGGCATCAATTCAAGGATAGCTTTATCTTCTTTTTCAAATAGCAAATAATCATTTGCACGTTCAACCCTACCTCTTGCTACGAAAATAATAGTTTGCATCCGTTTAATTTCTCCTTTAGAATACAAATTAATGATAAAAAAATCTTCTATGATGTTTTTTATTCTGAATTCCTTTTATTATTAAATGGCTTCCAATGCTAAGTGTGGCAGTTAATAAATAACCAGTAAGCATTGTCTGATTCATTTTCTTGGTGGAATAATTTTCAAACTTAGGCTGATTTAAAATTACCTCATTGTAGGTAAATCCACTAAACATAATAATTATTGGAACAGATTTGCTAGGATCTTTTAAGTTAAACCTATCTTCATTATTTGCCCATTGAGCAAATAAACTATGATTTAAAACTAAAACCATAATTAATATCACTGTTTTTTTCATACTTGTAATTTTTTAATTTGATTATTTACCTTTTCATAATATTTTTTAGTGCCTACATATTTCATTCCTTTAGGCCCTCCATTCCACTCTCGGCATATTTGTTCTAATTTTTCAGGAGGATATTGTTTTGCATAGTACATGAAAACTTCCTTGGCTTTTATTGGGTCCTGCATTTGGGTTAAATAGTATCGTGTTCCCGTCCGTTGAAAATAGTCGTCCAACCTAATTTGCCTAATCTGAACTATTCCATAAGCTTGTTCTATTCTATTAACTGCATTAGGGTTATTTCTACTTTCAACATACGCCGTAGCCTCAAAAATAGCATCATACATTTTGTCCACAAAATACGTAGTGACAAAATTAAATTTAAGTTCCTCCGGCATTTCTGGGCAATACGCTGGACTAAATGTAATCCACATTCCTAAAATCAATATCAATGTTTTCATAATTTCCTGTTTTTAATTATTTATTTTTATAATGATTTACCAAATCATATAATAGACTTGTATCTTCTTGAATTTCTCCATCTAATACTTTATCAATATTTCCCTGTTTTTTATGTAACATTTTTGCAATAACTTCCTCAACGGTGTTTAAAGCTGTAAAGTTAAATACCATTACTTTTTTTAGTTGTGTTATCCTATGTACTCTATCAATGCGTTGGGATAAGGGCCCTGGGTTCCATGGATATTCTACTATCCCTATATTTGATGATGCAGTCAAAGTTAATCCTACCTCAGCTCCTTTATTTCCTACAAATAATTTTATCCTGCCGTCATTTTGAAATGATTCTACTGCCTTATTCCTGTTTGCAGTAGAAACTCCTCCATGAATATACACAGATACTTTTTTAAAATAATTAGCAATATCCTCTACTGTTTGAACATGTTCACAGAATAAAACTAATTTTTCACCACTTTCTAAAAAGTTTTCTATCCATTCTATTAGTGCTTTAAATTTACCTTTAACCGCTAGTTGTTTTAGTATTTCAAAATGTGTCAGTGCATTAGAGGTTTTTACTTTTTCATCCTGTAATTTTTTTAATTTATAGTCATTTATTTCAATGGGACTATCCTCAGTAAAATATTTACGTAGTTCTTTCCTTAAATTAATCTCTACTCCCTTTTTAATGTAGTTAATAAAATCATTCATTGCCTCATTATATTCTTTTTCATTATCCATTTCTAATGAAACAAAAGAATACTCTTTATCAGGTAATTCTGTTAAAACATCCTTCTTTTTTCTTCTTATCATTACATTTTGAACCAATATAGCATGTAATTCCTTTGTATTAGTTGCTCCATCATACGTCATTGCAAACCCATTACTTTTTGGGGCGCAGTACCTGTTTTTAAATACCCATTCAGAAATAAATATATTTTTATTTATTATTCTAACTCCGTTGTATATATCAAATGTCCTTTTTTCAATAGGAGTTCCCGATATTCCAATTTTATGTGGAATATTTTCAGACAATCTATCTACTGCGGATGCACGTAGGGTTTTTTTATTATTTATAAAATGAATTTCATCCATTATAAGAATTTGCGGATTTAAGTCTTTTAAGAAATCAACGTGTCCAGAATATGGAATATCAATCATTATAGGCTTATCTTTTTTATCAAACAGTAATTCACCTTTACTATTTGTCTTTTGTATTTGCAAATTTCCTAATATATTGTAATTAATAATAATAATATCTCCTGTATAATTAGTATCTTCCTTTCTAAACCCATAAATTGTTTGTACATTTTGTTTTCCCATCCATTTAAGTACCTCTAATTCCCAATTTATTTTTAAAAATGAAGGACATACAACTATAACAGGGCGTACATTTTTATGTATCATTATCCATACTAATGCTTGTAAAGTCTTTCCTAGCCCCATTTCATCAGCCAATAAAGCACATCCTTTAAAATACTCTATTAATTTAACGCCCTCAATTTGATATGGTTTAATAACTCCTATTAATTTTTTAGGAATTTCTATATTGTTGGAAGTATCTTCTACTGTATTATCTTTAATATATGTATGTACTGCATCTACCAAAAAACCCCAACTTTCTAATAATTTTATGTTTTCTAAAGTAAGTGCGGCACTCCAAAACTTATTAGTAGAATGCCATGTCCTTCCTGTCAATGTTCTAACCTTATCCAAAGTGTCAGCATTAAATGGAAATTCAATTTTGATTCGAGTATCTTCCTTTATTTTTATAATACCTGTTGTTTTGGTGTTCTTAGCCATTTGTACATTTTTTTAATATTGAGTACAAAGATAACATTATCTTTTTAATAAACAAACTTTTTTAAAACTTTTTTTAAAAATATGTATAACCACAAAAAAGGCACAGTATTAACGCTGTGCCTCAGTTACTGCAATAGTATATATTACTACTTTTTTCAACTTCTTTGTTTCTTCCTTACTTCTGTAATTTCATCAATTATCATATAAGCTATTCCAATTGATTGCTCCAAAGTTAATTCTTTAGGTAATTCTGCTTTTGTTAGCCGTTCAAGAGGATGTGGATAAGGCAATGACATGACTTTTTCCTCAAATTCTTTTAAAACTTCACGCCGTCTTTGTAATGTTAAGGAGTATTCTTTTTTAAGGTTAGTCAATTCCTGTGTTACAATTGATTCGTTCTCTCCAAAGAAATGACGCCCTTTGTCTTGGTTCAAAGAATACGTTTCAACTATTGTTTCCTCTTTTTTCTTAAATTCTTTGTAATCCTCTGCCTCCTCAATTGTTTCATACAATGCCTTTAAAGTGGGCTGGATTCTTTGTGCATTAGTTAACGTCTTTGAACGGAATGGTTGTCCGTTAATTTTACCACAATTGTAAATACCTGCTAATAGTGTATCAGCTTGTCGGTAACTTAATTGTCCTTTTTCCATAATTTGAATTGTTTTAATTTGATTAGTACTCCAAGTTTAAATTGATTTTCGTATATATTATATCCTGCTAAATATGTGTTTTGATTGTACGTGTATCCTGCTAATACTGAAATTTCGTGATACCCTGCCATTAATCCTAATGACAAACCATTTGATGTTTCCTTGCATTCTCTTATGTTCTGAATAATAAGTGACTTACTTAGTATTCTATTAGCAAAAATTGATGTTTCCTCATGTACCTTTACATCATTTGCTGTTGTATCTAGTGTATAGTTCTTAATTAATAAGTAATCAGCTACAATTGCTGTGGTATCGGCAGGAATTATAACATCAATAGAATCGTGGATTGTTATTATTTTGTATGTTCCTGTATCACGGTAAATTGTAGTATCCTTATATACAATTTTAGGTTTTTCTGTACTACTTACAGGAGGAAGATATTGTGTTATTATTATAGGCTTTGTATTAGTGTTAACAGTAGGTTCTTCCCGAAAGAAGAACCATCCTGCTACTAAACCCAACATCAACCCAACTATTATGAAAAAACCATTTGTTTTCATTTTACACTTGTTTCAGATGTACAAAGCCTAAACACACCAATCCATTTTGAATAGGTTCAAAGTTAAGTGCCCTACTTTTTTCATCAACAATAACACCTTCTCTACCCCCAGCATCATTTGTATTCCCGTCAATCGTAATTACTTGATTAGTTTTCCTATCATAACTCTTTCCTATTGCAATATGTCCCGTCCAATGCGCTGTACCATCTTTATAGGTTTGAAAGGCTACTAAGCAACCTGTTTCGAATTTTCTATCTACGATAAAATCCTTAGTCTTTTGAAAATTACGAAAGGTAGTTACTGCCGAAGCATTGAAAAGGTTCTTTAATCTGGAAAACAATGTAGCATCCCAATTCTGATAAGCTTCTTCCCAAATCAATTCAGTAAACAAAGCACACCAAGCATTCCCTGGTACGAAACCGACAGTTCTCATTCTTTCCTCAAATGCTTTGTCCTCAAATCCTAAATTAGGTGGAATTTCTCTCTGTCCTATTTCTTTTACTGCGCGTAGTAATACTTCTTGATTAATTGTGGTTTCCATGATTACTTTTTTTGGAATATGTTAATATTTGTTTTATTTCTCATAAAAATAATAATACGGTCTAAAGTAGCACCTACTAATACTGCTAAAAACATATTAACCTCAAAAGGGATACTAAACTCAGGAGCAAATCTTGCCACTAAGAATATACACATGATTCCTGAAAAGAATCTAGTAAGGTTATCTTTTAACCAATACTTAAAAGAAAGTGGTGCAAGTTTTTTATCAGCTTTCTTTTTAAGATGAATCAACATTGAAAACACTTGCCCAAACAAAGCAAAAATATAAAAGGAAAATAGGAAACCTATTGACATTGTTCCTAATAGATTGTTTAAAATTTCTGTTTTCATAGGTTATTTAAAATAAGTTACTACAAATATACAACTTTATTTTATAATAAAAAACCCGATAGTTGCAGTAGCAACAGTCCATAAGAAAATGATAACCATAGCACCTCCAAATATCCTATTTTTGTATTTTTCTATTTCTGCTTTGTGTATATCACATTTAGATTCAAATTTTTCCTGTGTTTTTTCTACTATTTCCAATCTTTTTAAATACCCTACGGGATTAAATTCGTCGCCTAACAAAGCTGTTTTAACTGACCTCATATCTTTTAAAAGTGCAGTAACCAATTCTCTCAATGACTTTACATCGTTTTCCTCTTGTTCCATATTCTTTAGTTTTTATTAGGTTAAACATAGCTTTCGTTATTTTCATAAGCGCAACGCCCTAATGTGGTTAGCGCTGCCCATGCTGCATTGCCTGTTACATTAGGAATATCATCTCCATTGTTTAATTTAGTACAAGCCCAATTTTGAACAGTCCACCGCTGGGTACCTATTACCACGGTGTCATAAACTCTACCATCATAATCTGTTACGGTTGATGGGGTTCCTGCTCCTGTGTATAGAAGACGAATGGACATTCCTCTTTTTTTATTACCAGTAGTCAATAAATTATCATCTGTGTTATATCTTAAAGTCATTATAAATGCTGTTGTGGTATCATAAGCTTGATTTGAAAAATAATATGTTTGATATTTTAATAGGGTGAAAGTACCATCAACATCAAGTCTAATTCCACTTCCAAAAGCTGTAAATCCACTTGAATTATCTGCTCCTGTATTTGGAGTATTCCAATGAGTTAAACCGACTTCTTTTAATTTCCCTCCAGAAATTGTACCTCCTCCTAAATAATCATAAAGTGTTAATAATTCCGTATATGAGGGTACTTTCCAATCGGTAGGAGCAAAATTAGCATCTGAAGCGGCATACCAGTTATAAAGGTATCCATTGCCTGTATTAGGCACTCCAAAAATATAAGGGTTTATAATCATATTGTTCTATATCCTTTTAATGTTACAATTAAACCAGCCCCGGCAACGGTGTTCCCAACACTATCAATATCAATAGTTATTTCGGCATCATCGGCCAAGGCTGTGTCTGAAATCACGGCTTGGGTAGCTGCTGTTTTAGTCGTTTTTTCCCCAGAATCAAAAGTAAGTTTGGTACTTAAAATACTTGTACCGTTTTCATTAATATCAACTGTCAAAAGGGTAGCCCCGGTGGGGGCAGTCAAAACAGAAGCTCGAACCTCAGTTAAAGTTCCTAAAAAAGGCATCCGAAAATAAGCCTTGGAAGTTCCTGAAGTTAACGCCGTTGTCAAATCACTACATGATAATTGTATTTCCCAATATACTCTATTCAAAACAGCCCATTGTGCCGCTGTCATGTGATATTTTTCAGTATCAGACCCTCCTTGTGTCCCACTCAATTCATTATGAGGTGGTACCGCAATTGTCACTCCTCCACTTGTACTTGCTATGGGAGTTTGAATAAGATACTGTTCATAATAATTCTTATTCCTATATTTATATGTTACTGTTACGTTCATATCAAATCAATTACGGTGGCGTTATCGTATTCCAAAAGTGTAATATCATAAGTATCTCTACAAACGTTGTAAGTGTACCCAATCAAAATAAATCCTTTATTTGATTGTAAGGAATCATAATAATAATGAAAAGGGCGTAAAAAACTAATAGGATTAGCGGTTGCCACATTATATACTGTTCCTGTAATTTGCTGCCTTACTACATTATATCGCTGATACAATGCCTTCATCAACCATTCAACTAATGTAAATGTTATAGAATCTCCATTTTCACTCCATTCTGTTGTTCTTGTTAAAAATCCAGTCTGCATCAAAACACCATTCCTATAATTATAGGAATCCATATCAAACAAATCTAAGGTTGTTTCAAATTTATTAATAAAAGAAGTATTTGCATCACCTTCAATTACGTTATCTTGAAAAGTTCCCGAGGGCACAATAAATATATCACCATATCTAGCATCTAAACTAGGTTGATTAGGCCATCCTTGTGCTTCACCTTGTAAAAATTCTGTGCCTATACATAATATCAATGTTTTATCACCTGTGTAGGAATCAATTAACCCTAAAGGTACTTTTATAGAAACATCTGTCATACCATACAAAGCATTAACTTGAACCATATCAGAACTTTCAGTATATTGAATGGCTCCTAATTCTGTTAATGATGATTGTCTAATCCATGTCTTGGTTGCATCATCAAACATAATATAATTACTTGTATCATGTTCCCTAAGATACCAATGAAATCTTATAGGGTATAAAGACCAATCAATTACTGTAAAATCTGCAAATTGATTAGATGTTCCATACTTAAATTTTATATCAATCGTTGTAGTAGCATCCACTGAAATTTTAAATTTAGTGTATATTCCACGGTCAAAATTAGGGTCATACGAGGAATCATAAATATCAAATATTCTCCTAATAGAATTTGTGATACTTTCCCATGATTCTCCTAAATTAGTCCACATCATAAAATTTGCAGGGTCTTTCTCCCATGTCTTATTAGAAGGATTAGGAGGTGAATCATCTGCATCAAGTGTATTTGTAAAATCATTTATTGTAAGGTTAAACAATAATTTATCATCCAAATTAATAGTAATATACCGCATACCAGGAACCGTTGATAAAATTTGTGATTGTCCCGTAAAAACAAGGTCTTGTAAATCACCTGTTAGTCCTTTATTTATACTTACATAATCTTCACTTTCACCTATATCATATGATTCCCCTGTTTGATATTCAATATAGTTTACAAGGTTTTGATAAAAAGTATTTTGTAAAATATCCCTATATCTATCAATATACCAATACCCATTCCACCAATATAAATAACAATCGAATGTAAGTAAAATTGATTGTAATATCTCAAGACTAGGCCTTCTTTTTACATTATCCTCCCAAAACAATTCAGTATAAAACCCACAAGATGTAAATAAAGTATCCCCCGAAGTGAATGTTTCTCCAACAGGTTGCAATGAGCAATTTATCCTTATATTATATTCTGCTCCTACTGACCTAAGTATTTCATCAATGATACTGATAAATGACATATTTTGTAAAGTATCTATACTTGGAGTAGTAGCATATTCAAGTTTGGAAAGGTAACTACTTGCTACAAATTTAATGGATTGATATTTTAAATATCCTTGACTTACTGTTTCACAATTCAAAAATCCCTCAAATAAAGTAACCATAGAAGGAGTGCTTGTAGTAACTACTATTTTCCAGTATTTTTCCTCAGCAGTCATTAAAGGTAATAAATCAAACCAATCATCTTTTTGGTTGGCTATCTCAAATTCACATTTCATTTTAAGGATATGACTTTCCCACCCATCAGAATCATACGAAATAATAAGACTTTCATCTATTAAGGTTAAAACAGGAGTAGGGTCGGGTGCACTGCTGGCATCTTTTTGAATAGACAATACTCCTGTTACATTTTTAGATGCCCAATAAGCATTATAATAATTTACCCATGCCATAATTAATATGCTTTAGAATAGGTGTTCATATTCTGTAAAATTCCTACTAATTTTCTACCTTCAATTTCAAATACAACCTGTTGATTTTGTTTATTTCCTCCTATGTCTTTTAATCTGTTTAAAGGTATCACAGTTTCCCCGGAGGATAATAAAGCAGGAAATGTATCATTGTTATACCCGGGAGGAACCATACCTCCTGTTGCCATTTTAGCAGCACCATTTCCCATTGCTTTTGCTTGTCCCCATAATGCAGCTATTAAAGCTAATCCTGTTGTACCTGCTACAATTAAACCTACCATGCCCCAATTAATAGTTTCTCGCATCATTAATGCCGCCATCGTAGTGGCAAGCATTGCACCTGCTAATTGTAATATAGAATCTATGATAGCATTAAACACACTTG